TAATGTTGATAGATATGACTCATTAGACTTTAAATTTGAATTTTATAATGATTATGGAGACATAGCAAATTATACTGCAGTAGTACCTCACGTCCCTTGGAAAAACGAATTAACAGCAACATTTACAAATATAGTTACAAATACTGTAACAGCTACAGGCCCTGCAACGTTTAGTGGAGGTATAAGTGCAAGTGGTCCTAATTATTTTAGTACAAATTCATTTTCAGGACCTACTACATTTAGTTCTACTGTTAACTTTAATGGACCAACAACATTTAGTGGAGGTATGAGTTCCAGCGGACCTAACTTATTTGGTGGTAACACAACAATATCTGGACCTGTATCATTTTCAGGACCTATAACAGCAGGCGGACCAATTACAATGTCTGGGCCAGGATTATTTGGACAAGACTGTAATGATTCTTGGATAATATCAGGTTCAGTATATCTACCTTGCTTACCAGAAGCTTCTCAAACTAAGATTGTAAATTGGGACCCGATAACAGGTCAGTTAAAAGTAACATCATCAGCTGGGCTAGGCGGTGACCCTGACCAAAATTTATTTGAAACAATCAGAGTATCAGGACAGACAGATGTTGTTGCAGATACTACAACTGATGTACTTACTTTCGTAGAAGGTGCAAACGTAACTATTTCTACTGCTCCAGCTTCTGACGAGGTGACCTTTGCAGTTAATGGATTCTGTAAAACAAGTTATGGAACATTTGGTGTAGATGGTGGAACAACACAAGCAGCAGCTAGTTGTAACGAAGCAATGAAGTTTCATGGATACGGTGGTATAACAACGTCATTCGGTGGACCTGGTGAAATTCATATATCTATGTCATCAGCTTATTTAACCAACATAATAACAAACACAGCTGGTAATCAAGACGTATTCAAAACAATAGCAGTAACGCATTCATCACTGCCAGGTCCTGCAATATCCAGTGTAGTTGCCGACAGCCCAACAGATACTCTTACTCTTGTTGGAGGTACAAACGTAACCTTATCATCTAATGCGTCAACAGATGCAATAACTATGTCCGTAAGTATGAGTGGAGCAGGCGGTGCAGATAACTTAGGAAATCATACTGCAACTACAGATTTACAGATGGGTAACAACTGGATAACAAGTAGTGCTCGTTACGGACACGCGTGGCCATCAACTCCTAACGTAAACTATGCAGACATACAAAGGACTGCTGCAGACGTATTGATGTTAAGAAACGTCGGATCGTATACTAATAAATTTGAGATAGCAGACGATGTAGATGGATTTAGTTTTAAACCTGGAAATCTTACTTTCGCACAAACATTGTTATCAACCCATGGTGGTATGCAAATAAAAGGTAATAATGACTGGCACTTCTATAGTCTTAAAGAAGCAGACACTTTCCACAATGTAAAATATAATACAGATACAGGCGAGTTATCATATATAAGAGAAAATACATTTGGTAGTAACGGTGCTTGTCTTACAACAGGTAGATTGGACAAGGCAAGCGTAGGAATCACAGGATTTAATCCTTTTTTTGGAGCAGCTAATGGTAATGGACTAGAAGGTTGGACTTATATAAACTGTACTACTACAATAGGTCCGCCTTTATATATTCCTGATAGTTTAACTGGAATGCATAAAGGATGGACTTCTTTTGCAGGCACAAACGATGAAACAGCTTGGCTTATGGTCAATGGCTTTAACTCTATGGACTGCCCTCCAGGTGAAGCAATATTCCAAAACTCTAGCTTTGATGCAAAGACTGGAATGCACTATGCTGCAATATTTAATAAGATGCCAGACCCTCAGTTGTTAGGTAGCGACGAATTTGATTGTATGGAAGCAGGAGCAGGTCATGGTGTGAAAATTGGAGTCTCTTCTGCACCTAGAACAATTCCTTTAAAAGGTGGAGGGGCAAATTCTGCAAACAATGAACACGAACCTTTTCTCAATTGTACAATTGCAGGTACACCAGGATATTACAGTTGGGTAAACCCAGCGAATGGATTGAATCAAACAAAACCTGGACCTCCTTGTGGACAAGGTAACGTTTTCTATCTGTCTCTGTTTCACAAAGGGTGGGAGGTTAACAATCTTACCGGAGCTAATACACTTGTAGACCATTATGCTGGTGGTATACGTAAAGACCACTATAATTATAAAAACGCTATAAAAATAGATTTAGTTTCAGACAGAAGGCTAAAACAAGATATAACTGACACAGTACTTAACATAGACCATCTTATGGGAATACCTGTAAGAGATTTTGAATGGAAGGCAACTCCACAATCAGAAGGAGGTATGAGAGTATCAGGATTTATTGCACAGGAAGTAGCAGAAGTATTCCCAGACGCAGTAACAGGAGATGAAGAACAGAATCCTGACCCTATATCAAGTCCTATGGTTATGGATTATAACGCAATGATACCTCTGCTTGTTAAATCGGTGCAAGATCAGCAGAAGATGATTGATGAATTAAAAGAACGAATATCAATATTGGAGAAAAGATAATGCCGCATACTATAATATTCAATACAGGTTCTATATTATTTACTACAACAAGTTTAAGTATTGCAACAGGAAGCACGACATCGAGTTTGTCAAACCATCCAATATGGTCCGGTTCAAATCCAGCAAACAATGTATCTTCATCTGCATATGCAGCTGTTTCTTATTTTACCAGTTCATTTGTATCTATATCAGTATCTCAATCATTACACCACTATGGTAATACTACAACTACTGGTTCGTTTGAGATGATAGGTGTTGTCACAGAATCAAATGGCTATGCATCACATTCAAGATTCTACAGACACGTTACGCACAATGCAACAACATCTGTATTTCCTAGAGCTATAACTTCTTCACTATCACTAGGGTTTAGCGATGATGGAGACTGGAGTATATATAAGCCTTTAGAGAGCAACCCAACTCGCAATTTTACTCAGCATGAAAAAACTTTTATGTATGTTTCACGCTCAGGTAAACTAGGATTTAAAACAGAGAATCCTAAAGACGACATAGATTTTAAAGCTGACAGTATAAAGTTTAGATCAGATGACGGAAGTAAAGAATTAGAATTTACAAACGGTAAGTTTACAACAAAGAAATTTAAAGGCATTGCTACTGGAGGGGAAACTGTAACAGAAACGTCTGGGTCAGAAATAGTAATGTCATACACACCAGGAACATTCAATGCACCTTCAACAGCATCGGTAGGAGACGCACTAGGTACTATTACGTGGGAAGACCTTTCAATCAGTGAAAGAAGAGATGCTACAGCAATGCAAATACAAGGGGTTGTAAACGGAGTTGCTAATGATGGCTCTGCAATAAAAGGCTCAATGAATTTTGCTATTGGTAGTTCAGTTGCTGGAGAACCTATAAGTGAGACAATGCAATTGCATGAAGGAGGCTTAATACTTTCAAGTTCAAAAGTAGATTATGACGCTTCACTTCATACTCACGGAAAAATGTATGTAGGACACACTTACGATGATTCAGATAGAGAAATAATATTCTATAATCAGGAAGTAGAAAAAAGATGGGTAATGGGTGTTGATGAAAGTCAAAGTAAATTTTCAATACATAGCTCAATAGGTTTCACGACAAACAATGATTTTGAATTAGATGCCGCTGGTAATGTAGTAATACAAGGTGATTTATATGCAGATCAATTAAGAGTTACAGGAGGATATCCTACTTTTACAGGTAGTGTACTTCCTATTGATGGAGGAACCTTTTAATAAATAGGTTGATATTTATATATGACATTAACATGGGATAAAGCAAATTTTACATGGAACAGCAATTCAAATTTATGGAATGATGTAAACGATGTAATTTCTAGCATAGAAGGTCGAAGCAAGGCCAATAGAAAGAAAGACAAAAAGCTAGAAGAAAAGAAAAGAAAAGTAATTAGGCTTGTTATGGAAAGAAGAGGTATAAAAGTCTATGACGAAACAAAAGAAATACAGAATATAGAAATATATTTAGACGATATAAAAATAATCGCTGAGGAGATAAAAAGAAATGTACAAATTATACACTGATAAAATTGAAAATTTCGAAGCCAACATAAAGCTAGAAGGAGCTTCATTAAAAAAGTCAAAAGCAAGACTAGTTGTTGAAGCTGATGGATTCGATATACTATTTAAAGGAACTATATCTGAATCAGGCAAGGTTAACATACCTGTAAAGAGACTTAGAGGCTTGATAGACGAAAGTACAGAAGGTACTATACGCTTAGAAGTTATAGCAGAAGATACTTATTTTACACCTTGGGAATCTACATTTAAAGTACATCAGTCAAAGAAGGTTACAGTAGAGGTAATAACACAGGAAAAACCAATATTGCAAAAAACCAAAAATACAGTCAATATATTATCCCAACCTACATTAACGGAAAAACAGCATATTTTAAATTTAGTAAAAATGCTTATTAAGGAAGAAATAAATATAGACAACTTGACAATAAAAAAGAATAAATTAAATAATATCGTTGCAGAATACGTACAACACAATCCAATAAAGGAAGAAACAAAGCTTCCTATAATTGAGAAGGTTATTAAAGTTTTACAGAAACGAAAATAAGGGAATAGGTTATGGCTTTTTTACCAAGCTTATCAGGCTCTAACATACAAGATACCTATCAAAGGGTATTGCATCTAGATAATTTAGGTAAGATGTACAACGGTACTGGAAGTACTATGCCGTTAGAGATTTCTGGACAAAGTGTACATGCAACAGGCAAACTTGACGTAGGAAGTGGAGTACTAGGTTCTACCACACACGACCTTAGAGTTAGCACTGGTGGAATACACTCAAAAGGTATTGGTTATCTTACAGGTATTGAAAATCCAGGAGATTATACAGGTGGTGGAAACATTAATCTGGAAGGAGAAGATTGTTCTATAAAAACTACAGGTACTGTAAGCGGCTCGACAGTAACCGCAAATAATATTCAAGCTAACAATATTTCAGCAACTACAGCATATGCACAAATTGGTAAATTCGATCACATAATAACAAGACACGAAACCATAGAGTTTCAAGACGCGTCTTCTAATAAACTTGGTGATTTAAAGTTTGACCAAAACAATGGATTAAGGATTAACGATGCTCAAGGCTCAAGATTTAAGATGGAACTCCAATACCTAGTTGTTAGAGAAGTTAACTTGTCTGAAGGATTTACAGTTTTAGACAATGGTACTGTAAGTGCTAGTAATGATATTCATTGTCAAGAAATATTCTTTAATAAGTTAACAGGCGGGACTTTTTGATATTTATATAATAGGAAGATAAAAAATGGCACAAACAATACAAATAAAAAATGGAACAGGTTCATCAGCACCAGCATCACTTTTACAAGGTGAGCTAGCGATAAATGTATCTTCAGGTTCGCTATGGTATGGCTCAGGTTCTTCTAACGCAACACACTCTAATTGGATGTTTGGTGAGATAACAGCTTCCAATAAAATAAGAAATCATTTAGGTAATCATACAGGTACCGGAAACATAACTGCAAGTGGAACAGTAAGTGCAGGTTATTTTGTAGGTGATGGCTCTGGAATAACTAATCTATCTATTGACGCACAAGGCGCATTACTTGAATCTGAGTGTACAAACGTTGCAGCACTAAAATCTATAAACCAAAATCTTACTACTACGTCTGCTGTATCTTTCGACACAATTTCAGCAAACAGTATAGATATAACAAGCATAACAGCTTCTATAGTTACATCATCAATTATTTATTCTAGTGGTTCAAATATTTTTGGTGATGCTGCAAATGACAACCATACATTCAACGGTAGTATTACTGCATCAGGTAATTTGGAAGTTGATACAATTCAAATAGGAGATTCTCCTGCTGCAGCACAATCATATCAACTTCATGTTAAAGATTCTCAAAGTGTAAATGCTGTACTTGAAACAACAGGTAATGGAAATGCAACATTAGAATTAAAAAATAATCAGACACCAGACTGGGCTATAAGAAATAAATTCTCACAAGGAGGGTTACATTTCACAGCAAATCATAATGTATTACATTTAGATGATGATGGAACAACAACTATATCTGGTAGTTTAGTATTGAGCGGTGCTGGAGTAACTAGTGACATAAGTGCAAGCGGAGATTTAACGGCAGATAATATAATTGCAAGTGGAGCTACTGGAAAACTTCAAGGGTATGAAGGAAGCTTTACCCACATCACATTAGGTGAAGGACTAAATAGAATACTTAAAAATACAGCTGCTGGTTCTGGCGAGTACACCTTTCAGGATGGAGGTATATATGCAAATGGTAACATTACAGCCTCAGGTAATATAAGTGCAAGTGGTGGTATAAATGGTGGACACTTACGACTAAATAGTAAATTTGTATTTGATGAAGGCACTTCAGGTGTTTTAGGCCTAGATAATGCAGGCCAATGGGATAGCTATACATACGGTAGATTAGGAACATCTAAACCTCATACTTTTCGCGGTAATATAACAGCCTCAGGTAATATAAGTGCAAGTGGAAATATATTTGCAGAAGATGCAGAGTTTACCGGCACGATAGAAGCTGCTGTAAAATCATTTAGCATACCTCATCAAAGTATTGAAGGTAAGAAATTGGTTTACGGTGTACTTGAAGGACCTGAGCATTCTGTATATGTAAGAGGAAAAACACAAGATAAAATTATAGAACTACCTGAAGAGTGGAAATGGCTTGTACACGAAGATAGTATTACAGTGCAGTTGACTGCTATAGGTAAAAGCCAGAATTTATTTGTAAAGGATGTATCAGATAACAAGATATTTATAAATAACGATGCTTTATTTAGTAGTAAAGTAAACGCATATTATGTAGTACACGCTACAAGAAAAGATGTTAAAAAACTAAAGACGGTGAAATAGATGGCAGATATAATAATAAGGCCTGGACTAGGCGTACTACAATTTACAGGCTCGGCTAACACCGTTGCATATATAACAGCGTCTGATTCACTTGTTGAGTTTTCATCGTCGACTAAATTACAATTTACATCTACAGAACAAGTGTCAGTGTCAGGAAGCTTTGTACTTTCAAGCTCTGCTGCTGATTCATTTATAATAAGAATGGACGACGTAACAGGTTCTGCAGAAAAGTTTAAAATAAACTCACAAGGTATTACTGTACTAGGAAGTGCTGGAAACACACCTACTCCAGTAGAAGGTGGTATATATTATAGACAAGGTGTGTTTTATGTTGGAGATAACGCATAAACAATAAAGTACTGTATATTTATATTATGAATAACCAACCATCTGTCACTGACAGAAAGTAAATAAATGTCAAATTAAAAAAATAAAGAGGAAAAACAAATGGCATCATGGAAAAAGGTAATTGTTGAAGGAGCGGCTGCATCCTTAGCATCACTAACACTAACAACAGATTTAGCAGTCGCACAAGGTGGTACAGGAGCTTCTACAGCTGCAGACGCCAGAGCTAACTTAGGTTTAGCAATAGGTTCAGATGTACAAGCATACGATGCAAATTTAGCAGACATAGCAGGATTATCAGCATCACCAGGTGATGGTAATGTTCTAATAGGTAATGGCTCTGCATTTGTACTAGAATCAGGAACAACACTTAGAGCAAGTCTTGGTTTAGGAAGCGCTGCAGTAACAGCTGCAACAAACTATGCAACAGCAGCTCAAGGAGCAACAGCAGATGCTGCATTACCAGAAGCAGATGTAGATGCAGACATTAAAACTTTATCTTTACCTTCAAATACAACAATATCAGCATTTGGTAAAACTTTAATTGATGATGCAGATGCAGCTGCAGCTATAGCAACATTAGGTTTAGGAACAGGTGCCGTATTAGATACAGCCGCAATTGCAGATAGTGGTACTGGATTAGCAACAGCTGACCAAATCCATACATTTGTTACTGGTTTTGGATATACAACTAACACGGGTGATGTAACGTTAAATGGCACACAAACATTAACTAACAAAACAATAGCAATATCTCAAGTAACAGAGCTTTCTAATCTAACGTCAACTCAAGGTGCTCAGCTAGAAAACATTGGCTCAACTTCAATATCAGCTGCACAATGGGGATATTTAGGAGCAGCTTCTGGAGCTATTACAAATACTGATGTAGATGTTAGTGTTGGTAACTTAGAAGCAAGACTACCTCAAATTGATACTGCTACTACTATTGGTAATGGCGTAACAATGACTGCTGGTGGAGACTTCGTAGTAACTGGTGATTTAACTGTATCAGGTGACACTATAACTGCAAACGTAACAAACTTAAATATAACAGATAAATTCATCAACTTAAATGATGGTGGTGCTGCAGCAGATGCTGGTTTAGTATTTGAAGGACAAGGTGCTTCATTAGGTTGGGACGAATCAGCTTCTAGATTAGGATTTGATTTTAGCGGAGCAACAGAAGGTCAAAGCGCAATAGCATCAGATGCATTTGTTGCTATGGTAGTTACAGGCTCAAACGCTTCTTACCAATACAATGGTAATATAAAAATTGAAAGTTCAGAGATTTACGTTTACGTTGAATAAGATAAAATGTTAAAAAGGTTATACATGGCAATAAAAGGAAAGAAAATTTCAGAAATAAGAGGTGTAAAAACAAGAAAACAAGAGTATCACTTAGTTCAATTAACTAATGATGAAATAGGAATTGTTTTGCAGCTTGTGAAAAACTCAAACTTTAATGGTAACATGATAGATTCGCTATATCATCTTACTTCTAAGCTTCAGAAAGAATACAATAAATAGTAAAAGTCCGATGTATATTTTTATATGTCGGATTTTTTTATTATATTGATATAAAAGGAGAAAAATATGAGTTATACTATTCACGAGTTAAATTTTATAAAAGCAGCTATTAACGCATCACAAATAACAGGCAAAGATGCAAGGTTTGTAGTTACAGTTTTAGATAAAGTCGACAAGCAGATTACCAAAGAAAGTAAGAAGCTAACAGCTTAATAAAACTTATCTATATATTTATATTAAACTATTAGGCCCGAAAGGGAAGTGGGCAGATTTATCTGTAACCAACCATAGGAGAAAAACATGCCAAATTGGAAAAAAGTCGTAACTTCGGGATCGAATGCGCAATTAAATGAAGTTACAAGTTCGCTAGGGATGCGAACAAATAGAATCGAACATCTCACAAGTATGGGAACCGTATCAGGTATAAAATTCGATTCTACCGATGGTCTTGAAGTTGTTCCTAAAACAGATATAGACTTAATAGTTAGGGACCAGTCAATGGTCAACATCGATGCCTCACACACAACAGTCAACAACCAACTTAAATTAGCCACGGCATTAGCAGGTACAGATAATACAGTACTTGTCCTGGACTCATCAAATATAGTAAAAACAGATGAGATAGATTCAAGAGTGTGGGGAAGCACATTAGCAAACTTGTCTAATGGTGTTAATAATAGAGTTGTAACAGCTACAGATTCAAATTCGCTAAACGGTGAATCTGGTTTAACATACGACGGAAGCACATTAGGTGTAACAGGAGACATCAACGTATCAGGTGAAGTCGAAGGTTCGGACAACTCACTTTGGTGTGGTAATATATATTTTACAAATAAGTCTACTACTCAAATGAATATTGGAAATGGTAGTTATGGCTGGAACCACCACAACTGGAGTCAGCAAGTAACTTCTGCCAGCGCTATGACTATTAGTGAAGACAACTCAAACTGCGGTATGCAAGTACCTTATAATTTAAAAAAGATAAAGCTTAAAGGCCAAGTAAGACCTTCGGGTGACTCTCCTACAATTTCAATGATGGTTTTCATTGGAGACAGATCTGATAATACAAATTCTGCTATATCAATAACAGAAATAATACATATAAACCAGTCAACTACGTCAGGAAGATTTAGAAACTTTGATGGAGAAGCAACAGTAGACGTTGATGAAGGTCAGCTAATATTTATAGCTGTAGGATTTTTAGATACAACAAACAGCAACACAAATGCAGTAAAAGCAAGCTTTACAATTTCAGGTACTAGGAGAATATCATAATGGCAAGAAGAACAATATTAACTATGACTCAAATGCTTGCTCAATCTAAGGCAGGTACTTTAGATTCAGGAAATGAGGATTTCGCAAAGAAGGAACAATATTCAATAACAGCAGAGCTTTTAGGAGATACAGAACTACAAGACAACGTACCAGAAATTGCAGCAATCATTGCACTTAATGCTCGTGTAGATGAACTTGTTACTCAGTCAAATTTAGAAATAACACAAGTTGGTGCACCAGCTGGAGTATCAACTTCTATAGTTAACGACACTATAGATTTACGTATAACAAAATCAGCGACAGCAAACATCGATTACTATCTAGTGTTTAACTCAATAGACGGTGGAGATTATGGACTTATATCTGTAATATCACCAGCTGATATGGCTAATACTATGTCAGTAATAGATAACACATTTGACCAAACAGGAACAATAGCGTATAAAGTATATGCAGTAAAAGGCGGTGTTTATTCTAATGCAGCAACAGCATCTAAGTCATTTACAATATCAAGCTTAGAACCTACAAACTTATCTGTTACTCCATTAAATACAACATACTATATACAATGGGACAAGCCTTCTGCAAATTCAAGATTTGTAGGTAATTATAAAGTATATAAACATGCACATGAAACACAAGGAAGTTTATCAAGAAGCAGCGCAACGCTAGCTTATACAGGAGACAGAACAAATTTAATGTACACAATTGCAGATGAAGATAAAGCAAAGTTTCATCAATTTTGGGTAGAGATAACGGTAGCATAATATGACATTAGAAGAATTACAAGAACAATTAGAAGCTCGTCAAGAAGATTTAAGGTTAGAAGAACTAAGAGAAGAAAAAGAAGAAACTCTTTATAAACTTCTTAAAACTAATATTGAAGAACTTGAAAAGCAGATAGAGGAATACAATGGCGAGTAAAACACAAAAAATATCACGCAGCAATATTGTTTCTATTACTAATGCAGCTATGAATGACTATGGTGGTCAGCAAGCAATTATGCCTCAGAGAAAAGGTGGTTATGGAACCACCCTTGTAAATAGTAGTGGTGGAGAATATGATGGCGGCGATAGAGTAATAGGTTTTCCAAATGGCTTTGAAGTAGACGGCGATTTGTTGTTTACAACAGGTTGGGGTGATGGCTTTGCAGTTAGAAGATTAAATAATGATGGTTCAATGACTAAATTATTTCAAGAAACTTATTTCTTATGGAGAGATACAGCATCAACATACAATCATATGCAATCAGTTGCAATTGACACTATAAACAAATTAGGTGTTGTGATGTCGTATAATGTTGAAGGTTATACTACATTTGATTATAGTGGATGTACAGGTAGTGGTACTACATTTGTAAAACATGATAGACCCACCCACAGTACACCCGATGCTTTTATTGGTTCTCAAGATACAGGTGGTGGATATGTAAATAGAGTTGGTACTAGTTACACAAGTGGTTTAGCAGCTGCAGGAGAATGGATTTACGCTAGTGACCATGATTCACATCATTATAAAAAAATAATGAGAAGAAACCTAAGAACAGGTGCAGAAGAAAGATTAGACCAAACATCAAGCGACATTTATCTTTCAGGTTCAGGTGTTATAGATAGAAATGGTTATAGAGGATGTTTATTTTATGATGAAGTAAATGATAGAATGTATCATTTTCCTTACTATAATGCAAATTTTACATTAATAGTATCAGCATCAACATCATCACCCAAAACAGTTTGGTGCGATATGGGAGACGCAGGAGTTGGTGATGATGGGTATGAACAAGGTTTCCATTGTGACGACCCAGTTAATTATCCTAATAAAATTATAGTGGGGGGTAGTGATAGAATAGTAGAAGTAGACATTACCCCTTGCCTTACAGGAGGCGACCCAACAATAGTTAATCAAATATACACGAATAATGCATCTAATGTTTTATTTGCTAGCAATTTTAGGTTTGGTTATAAATATCAAAAAACAAGTGGCGTACCAATGGATAAACACCCCGACCATCCTACCTATGTAAGAACTCATGCTGATAGAGGATATAATATGCTAGGTGGATTTATTGATAGAACTAATCTTAAAACACCAGGAATGCATAAATACATCGACATTACTGAAGACACATCTAATGGTTACAGCAGATCAGTTAGACACGACTATGGTGGTAATATGATAAGAATGGCATCTGCCAATGGAACTAAATACTGGGTAATGGTAGGGTATGGTGCTGATGGTCACAGATTTATGGTATGGAACGATGCAGATGACCCCGATTTGCTAAGAGGTAATTGGGAAGTAGTATTTGGAACATTTACATTAGACGCTTCTGCAAATGTAGATTACGCAATAATTAGCAATGTTAATTTAATAGCACCTGCAGGAGTAACAATAACAGTACATGTATCTAACAACAATGGAACAGACTGGGAATCATATGATTATGCAAATGAACCTAAACATATTTTTTCAACAACAGGTACACAGTTAAGATATAAAATAGCATCAAGTGGAACAGAGGCAAAGCAAGCATATGATTTAGGATATAGCGGTGGCATGATTTGCGTATACGGAACATTACACTCTGCAGAAAAAGAATCGCATGGATATAATATAACAAGAAAGAGGTTGATATAATGGCAACAGTAACAGGAACAAAAAGACACTTAGCAATTGATACAGATACATTAAATACAGGTCAAGGTGCAAACGAATTATATGACATGGACCAAAATGTATTAACTACAAGCGGACCTACATTTGCAAACGTAGCAATAACAAACAACGTGACTGTAGGTGGTACGGTTGATGGCAGAGATGTTGCAGCAGATGGAGCAAAGGCAGCTACAGCACATGGTTGGGGAAACCACGCTTCAGCAGGGTATGCAACAGGAGACAACTTTGATAATGATGGAACATTCGCTTCGCTTAGAGCACAAGGCACTACAGCAGGTGATGTAGGTTTAGGAAACGCTACTAATGAAAGTAAAGCGACTATGTTTGCTGGTCCTACATTTACTGGAAACGCTGTTGCACCAACACCATCGTCCAATGATAACTCAACAAAAATAGCTACTACAGCTTATGTTCAAACAGAGCTTACTGATTTAATAGGTGGAGCTCCAGGAACATTAGATACATTAAATGAATTAGCAGCTGCGATTAATGATGATGACGATTATTCTTCAACTCTTACAACTGCATTAGCACTTAAAGCTCCTAAAGCTTCACCAACATTTACCGGTACCGTTGCAATACCAAACATAGCAAATGTTGAAACAGCAATCACAGCAAATACTGCTAAAACTGGTATTACTTCAGGCCAAGCATCTGCTATCACAGCCAACACTGCTAAAACTGGAATTACTTCTGGTCAGGCTTCAGCCATAACAGCTAACACGGCTAAGACTGGAATTACTTCAGGACAGGCTTCAGCAATTACAGCTAATACTGCAAAGACTGGTATAACATCCGGACAGGCTTCTGCTATTACTGCAAACACTGCTAAAACAGGTATAACATCTGGTCAAGCATCTGCAATCACTGCTAATACTGCTAAACGAGACGCTAGATATATACATTATCCAGTAATAGCAAACTTTAATGGTAATATAAACACTCAGCAATATGTCCCTTTATCAGATGGTGAAACCGAAGGAACAAGTATTACTGGAAGACGAGATAATTTTGTAGCACCATGTTCAGGAGAAATATATAAAATTGTTATTAGAAGCAATTCAAGTTTGTACGATAGAGGAACAGGAGTTACACTCACAGGTAAATTACATAATATAACAGACAGAAATAGTACTGTAAGGGCAACATCCGCAGCAACAACTACAACATCAGCAACCAACTTTAAGAATGTATTAGATTTTTCAGAACAAGAAGGAAGAACTTTTGTAGAAGGAGATAGATTATTAGTATCTTTACAAGCACCTCTAGATGCAGCTAAAAATTATTACGTAACAGTCATATTTAAACTAGATCAGAATAGTTTTTAAACAAGGAATCGATTAAACTGATATTTATATATATGATAAAACTACAAGACATAATTAACGAAGGAGTATATGACCCAGGCATTTTTAAAGCAGTTTTTACAGCTGGCGGCCCTGGTAGTGGAAAATCATATGCAGCATCATCATTGTTCGGAATGCCAGAAAAAATGCCTTTTGTTTCTGCACAAGGCCTTAAGTCTGTTAATAGTGATAAGTACTTTGAAACATATTTACAAATGAAAGGATTAAGTCAAGATATAGCAAGGTTAAATCCAGAAGAATATGAACAGGCAATGCTGCTAAGAAAGAAAAGTAAAAAAGTTAGAGATGCAGCACTAAAAAATTATATAAATTCAAGGCTAGGTTTACTTATTGATGGTACAGGCAAAAATTATGGAAATATAGCGAAACAGAAAAAACGATTACAGGATGTAGGTTATGACTGTTTTATGATTTTTGTAAATACTGACCTAGACGTTGCTCTTGAAAGAAACCAGCAGAGAGAAAGAAAGCTTCCAACTGAATTGGTAAAATCATCTTGGCAAGCTGTACAAAATAACTTAGGTAAATTTCAAGGTTTGTTTGGTTCTAGTAATATGCTTGTTGTAGATAATTCGGAATACAAAGAGTTTGCTAAAATTGTGAAATCAAAGGCAAGAGAATTTGTAACAAGACCTATACAAAACCATATTGCAAAAAAATGGATTAAAAAAGAAATTGAGTTGAGAAAGAAATGAGTTTAGGTAATTGGCTTGCTGAAAATATAATTAACGAAGATTCTAATATAAAAGATATCGTTGCAATATATCCTGGAAGGTTTCAGCCTATGGGAGCTCACCACGCAAAGACATTTAAGTGGCTACAGTCTAAGTTTAAAGACGCATACGTTGCAACAAGCGGAAAAGTTGATTTACCAAAATCACCTTTCTCATTTTCAGAAAAGAAAAAAATCGTAAATTCATATGGTATATCTAATGTAGTTCAAGTAAAGAGTCCCTATAAAGCTGAGGAAATACTGAAAAAATACAATCCAGATACAACTGCTGCAGTATTTATATTTGGAGCAAAAGATGCAGGTAGACTTACAAGTGGAAAGTTTTTCACAGAATGGAAAGGAAAAGCCGAGGTTGGATATAGAGAAGGCGCTTATATATTAGTAGCACCACATGTTAGCATGAATGTACCAGGATATGGAGAGATGAGTGGTACTGCAATAAGAAAAGCTTTAGGTGATAAAGATATAGATAAAAAACAAAAAACAAAAATATTCAAAGGTATATTTGGACATACAAAAAATTATAATTTAATAGTAAATAAATTAGAAAAACTAAATGAAGTTATGGAAGGCTTTTGTAATTACTTTGATATGCCAAAATTTTTAAAAGAAAACAGTAGTCAATCAGGGGATATTGTAGATGATGGACCTAGAGGCTATTGGGGTAATCAAAAATCTTGGAAGAGTTTTGGTAAGCGATCTGCAGAAAGCTTAGGTATGGAGGTACTTAATTACATTTCAGGCAACGAAGAGTTTTTTGTACATAATACAGAGTTTAAAAAAGATATGAGTGGAGGACCTACAGGTGCTGTATCATATTGGCCAACTGGAGTTCCAGGAGCTATAGCAGGAACAAATGTGCTTAAAGATAAAAAAGGTAGAGTTGCTTATGACAGATGGGCAAAGTGGTCTAAGTATATTGCAACAAGAGTTGGGTATGAGTTTGTAAGCTTTTTAGGTGCAGAAGTATCTAGAGATTCAAACACTGACGAACCTATAGAGCTTCAAAAACCAGGAAGTCTTTCAGAAGGACTTTTATTAGAAGGAGGAGCATACGGCCACATGTCACACCCATTTGATGATAGAGGTTTGAAGTTCGGTGACTTCAGACAGATAATCGATATTTCATTACAAGGAAAGCTTGACCTAGAAACTGGAGCAACAGAAAAGACTGATGGACAAAACTTATTTATAACTTGGAATAAAAAATTGCTAGCTGCAAGAAACACAGGTGATATAAAAAGAGGAGGCATCGATTCAAGTGCTATCGCAAAGAAGTTTTCAGGCAGAGGTAATATAGAAAAAGCTTTTAACTACGCCATGAGCGATTTGTCGAAAGCTATAAAATCATTAAATGATAAACAGCTTAAGAAAATATTTGATGATGGTAACAATTGGATAAATATGGAAATAATGTACCCTGCATCTTCAAACGTAATTAACTATGACGCACCACATCTACAGTTCCACAATGTATTGCAATATAAAGATGGAATGCCTGTGGGTTCTGTTGCAGATGGAGCTAGAATTCTTGCAGGAATGATTGCTCAAGTAAATCAATCTGTACAGAAGAACTTTACAATTATAGGACCTCAATTTCTAAAAGTAAATCCACACCAGGATTATTCTGCTAGAAAACCTTATTTCTTAGGAAAGCTTAATAAGTTAATGTCTAAATTCAACATGTCAGATTCAAATACGTTTAGTGAATATCATCAAGCTTGGTGGTCTGATTATATAGACAAGAAGTTTAAAGGCATCGACAACACTATAAAGACTGGACTTATAAAACGATGGGCATTCTTTGATAAATCATTTAGACTTAATAAGAAAACAATATCAGACGAAAAGATTCTTGCAAGTGTTATCGAAATAGATAAGATGAAACATGCTGACCAAGTTAAAACGAACATGCTTCCTTTTGAAAAATTATTTTTTGAACTAGGCGCAGAAGTACTTAAGAATGCAGAAGGCTTTTTGGCTGCAAATCCAGACAAAGCAGTTCAGAATATACGAAAGCAAATTAAGACAGCAATATCTGTAGTTAAAAAAGGTGGCGACATAAAAAAAATAAATAGGTTAAAGCAGCAATTAAATAAATTAAATTCTATCGGTGGTATGGATTCTATAGTGCCAAGTGAAGGTTTAGTATTTGTATACAAGGGAAAAACATACAAGCTAACCGGAGCTTTTGCACCAGTAAACCAAATCACAGGTATGATGTACTTCTAAAGGTTATATATGAAATTTTCTAAAGATAAAATACAAAGAATGAGAAACCTGGCAACAGGTAACTATAGTGAAAAAACTAAGTCAAGCAGCGGATATAAAAAATATTCGAAAAAAATGTCAGAAGGTGATATATGGGAAGAAGATGGTAAGACTTGGACTATAAAAAATGGTATAAAACAAAACTATACAAAACTCAATGATGCTAGAAAAAAATTAAGAGTACCTTTATCGTGTCCTAAATGTAAGTCAGCTATGAAAAGCTCTTCACATAAAAAAATGTATAGATTATACGAACACTGCTTATTCTGTCAAAACAAGTTTGAACTTGATATGAGAGCAAAAGGTATTTACAAAGACTGGATGGAAAAGACAATAAGAGAAAACTTTGGTTCTTGGAAAACTTCACAAGAAGAAAGATTTAATTCTTGGTTTTCCAGAATGGATTCTAATAACTATATAACAGAATCAGGTGAAGTGGAAGATTGGTCTAAACTAACCAAGTCTGCAAAGCAAGAAATAAAAAACCGTTTTGAGGAATGGATAGATTCTGAATCAAAACTTACAGAAGAATTATTAAAAGGAGAAGAACAATGAGCATATTAACAAATTTATTTTCAGGAGGAGCTGCTGACTTAGTAAAAGGTGTTGGAGGCGTGATAGATAATCTTCATACATCTAAAGAAGAAAAGTTAAAAGCAGAGCAGAAAGTCAAAGAACTGATCGCAAAATACGAAACAGAAATGGAGGCAAACATAACGGACAGATGGAAATCAGATATGAATTCTGATTCTTGGTTGTCTAAAAACGTTAGACCTATGGTGCTTATATTCCTAGTAGTATGTACAGTTTTAATGATATTTATTGATGCAGGTACAATTTCTTTTGAAGTAGAAGAAAAATGGACTGACCTGTTACAGCTAGTATTGATAACAGTAATTGGCGCGTATTTCGGAGGAAGAAGTTTCGAAAAGCGTTCAAAAAAATAACGTAACTTTTATATACATATATATTTATATATAGGTTATGACAAACAAAACAATCAAACAAGCTTTAGTTGACGAGTACGTGAAGTGCTCGAAAGACCCCGTATATTTTATGAGGAAGTACTGCTTTATACAGCATCCTCAGAGAGGTAAAATAAAGTTTGATTTGTTTCCTTTCCAAGACAACTCACTAGTACAGCTAAAAGAAAATAGATTTAATATCATACTTAAGTCTAGGCAGATGGGAATATCAACACTTACAGCCGGCTACTCTGTATGGAATATGATATTTAGAGAAGACTTTAATGTTTTGGTTATTGCAATAAAACAAGATACTGCAAAAAATCTTATTACAAAAGTTAGAGTAATGCATGAACTATTACCTTCTTGGTTAAAGGTAGGTTCTGAAGAAGATAATAGACTTTCTCTAAGATTTAAAAATGGCTCTCAAATAAAAGCTGTTTCATCTGCACCTGATGCTGCTCGTTCTGAAGCATTATCACTTTTAGTAATAGATGAAGCTGCATTTATAGACAAGGTTGAAGAGATATGGACATCTGCACAGCAAACACTAGCAACCGGTGGTTCTGCAGTTCTGCTATCTACACCTAATGGTACAGGTAACTTATTTCATAAGATATGGACACAGGCCGAAAGAGGCGAAGGTCAATTCAATCCAATAAAACTACACTGGACACTACACCCTGAACGTGACCAAAAATGGAGAGATACACAAGATGAGCTACTAGGAAGTAAGATGGCGGCACAAGAATGTGACTGTGATTTCGTAACATCTGGTAACTCTGTTGTATCAGGTGAGCTACTTGAATGGTATTCAGAAAATATGGTTAAAGACCCTGTTGAAAAACGAGGAGCAGAAGAAGAGCTTTGGATATGGGATTATGCAGATTATTCAAGAGCGTACATGGTAGTTGCCGATGTAGCCAGAGGAGATGGAAGTGACTATTCTACTTTTCACGTAATAGATATAGAAAAGATGGAGCAAGTTGCCGAGTATAAAAACCAAATAGGTACAAAAGAATTTGGAAACTTACTTGTCAACATAGCTACAGAATACAACGAAGCTTTATTAGTTGTAGAAAATGCAAATATAGGTTGGGCTGCGCTACAACCTGCTATAGATAGAGGGTATCGAAACCTTTATTATACATACAAACATGAAGGAGTTCATGACGCAGCAACACAATTAACAAAAGGTTATGACCTAAAAAATAGGGAAAACATGACCCCAGGTTTTACTACTTCAACACGAACAAGACCTCTTTTGATATCGAAGCTAGATATTTATTTTAGGGAAAAAGCGTGCACAATCAAATCGAAAAGGCTTATAGATGAACTGTTTGTCTTTATTTGGAATGGCCATAGAGCAGAAGCTCAACGTGGTTATAACGACGATTTAACAATGGCTTTTTCTATTGCATTATTTGTTAGAGATAACGCTATCCGACTACATACAGAAGGATTAAGCATGAACAAAAACGCAATAAATAATATAGTTAATACCAAAGGTGCTTATACAGGAAACAGTTTTTCTGGACAAGACCCTTGGAAACAAAAGATTGGTAACGACGACGAAGACTTAACCTGGCTACTATAATGGAGTAAATAAACAGATGGCTGATAAAACATTTTTTGGAAGATTAAAAACTTTATTTTCAACAGGTACAATTGTTAGAAGAACAGACAACGGATTAAAGGTTGCCGACCTAAGCAAAGTACAAGCAAACACAAAACTAGCTACAAATAGACTAGTTGACAGATATAACAGAATATATCAAACTGAAGGCCATGGGTATAACCAACAGGCTAATTTTCACACACTAAGACTACAGTTATATTCAGACTATGAAATTATGGATGAAGACTCTATAATCTCATCTGCACTGGACATATATTCTGATGAGTCAACTCTTAAAAACGAATTCGGCAATGTGCTTGATATAAAGACAGAAGACGAGAAAGTAAAGAAAGTATTGAATAATTTATTTTATGATGTACTTAATATAGAATTTAACGCATGGCCATGGGTAAGAAACATGTGCAAGTATGGAGACTTTTATCTAAAATTGGATATTACAGAGAAGGTAGGTATAACGAATGCAATACCTATGTCTTCATACGAGATGTTTAGAGAAGAAGGCATCGACCCAAAAAATCCTGATATGGTTAAGTTTACACATGACCCTAGCATGGGAGGTCAAACAGGTCATAGCAGTTTCGGAAAACAGGCAACAAACACTCATTATGAAAACTATGAAATTGCTCATTTTAGAATGCTTAATGATATGAACTTCTTACCTTATGGTAAAGCTATGATAGAACCTGCAAGGAAGACATGGAAACAGCTAACTCTTATGGAAGACGCAATGTTAATTCACAGAATAATGCGTGCACCAGAAAAACGAATATACAAAATAGATATAGGTAATATCCCACCAGCAGAAGTTGATACTTATATGCAGCGTGTTGTTAATCAAATGAAGAAGACGCCATATATCGATGAGAAAACAGGACAATATAATCTTAAATTTAACATGTCAAATATGTTAGAAGACGTATATCTTCCAGTTAGAGGTGGACAATCAGGAACTGAAATAGACACTTTAAGTGGTATGGAGTTTGGAGGAATAGAAGACGTCGATTATTTAAAAGCAAGAATGTTTGCTGCACTAAAGGTGCCGAAAGCTTTCTTAGGATATGAGGAAGGAGTAGAAGGTAAAGCTACACTTGCAGCTCAAGATGTTAGATTTGCAAGAACCATAGAAAGAATACAAAGAATATTTATTTCTGAGTTAACTAAAATTGCAATGGTTCACTTGTATTCTCAAGGATTCACTGAAGAGCAAATGGTTGACTTTGAAATAATGCTTACCAACCCATCATCAATTGCAGAACAAGAAAAATTAGAATTATGGTCTAGTAAACTTGATTTGGCATCGACAATAAAAGAAGGACAGATGGTATCAGAAGATTGGATATATAAAAATGTATTTAATATGAATGATGAAGAGGTGAAAGTAGAAAGAGCTAAAGTTGTAGAAGACATCAAGCAGAAGTTTAGAAAATCTCAAATTGAAATGGAAGGAAATGACCCACAAAGCTCAGGTGAAGCACTTGGAACACCACACACTTTGGCGACTATTGACCCTGAAAATACTGATGGTCAAGACTCAGACTTATTTGGTTCTGGTGAAAATGAACCAGGACAAGGAAGACCTGAAGAAGGTTTGAAATACGGAACTCAAGACTCTGCAAGAGGTAGAGATACTGTTGGTAAAGAGGAAAGAAAACGGGACACTAAACTTAAAAATAACAAATCTCAGCGAAAGTTTGAATCTAGAAAAATAAGTAGATTGTTCAACAAAAGTAAGAAATATAAATCTGACCTTTTAAACGAAAGCAACATACTAGAAGAGGATATATAAATTAGTTTATGTATATTTATATATAATATATAAAGATATATGCGGGAAAGAAAACAAATGAAAGCAAAACATTCGAAATACAAAAACACTGGAATATTATTCGAGCTGTTAGTACGACAAATAACAAGCGACACTATTAACGGAGTTGATAAGTCTCCTGCAATAGGCATTATTAAAGAATTTTTTAAGAAAAATACAACTTTAAAGAAAGAGCTTGCACTTTATCAAACTCTTTTAAAAGAAAAGTTTAATACTGAAAAGAAAGCTGAAAAGTTTATCGCAGCGGTATTGAAAGAAAGAAAGCAGTTATCATCAACAGAGCTTAGAAAACAAAAATATAACCTTATAAAAGAAGTGAAAAATAATTATAACGTTGTAGAATTTTTTAAAGCTAAAGTTGAAAACTATTCTGATAACGCATCTATATTCTGTTTATTCGAAGAAAAAACTTCCCCTGCACAAAACGTAAGATTTAGATATTCACTTATAGAAACAATTACAAGTAAGAAAAAGAAAATATCTAGAGTAGATGAAACATACCAAATGTATTCTAAACAAGATAAAGATATTAGATTGCTTTCATACAAGATAATGTTAGAAAAGTTTAATGATAAGTATGGCACGTTAAGCGCTGGCCAAAAAACTCTTTTACGAGAATACATAAACAATATATCAAATACAGAAAAGCTTAAAACTTATTTACATTCAGAGATAAATAAAACTGCATCTTCTTTAAAATCACTTTCTAAAAAAGTTAAAGATGATGTAGTTTCAATAAAGCTAAATGAAGTTGTAACACAGTTAAGACTTATAAAGAAAGAAAGAAAAATTCAAGATAAGCATATGCTTTCTGTTCTAAGAGCTTACGACCTTATAAAGGAGATAAACAATGTCATTAAATGATAAATTAGATAAAATGTTTAAAGAAGACTTCAAAAAGACATTTGAATCTGAAATAGAAGAATCAAACTCAACAGCTGATGCAGGTGGAGAATATGATACAAAATACGCATTTAGTAACAAAAAGAAGAAAGATGCAACTGTAGGTCTCAAAGGCATGAAGCAAGTAAAAGAATCAACTTTTATGAAGATGGCTAAGCTTACGTTAATGAATGAAGCTAACTACAATGATTATAAGAAAGATGAATCAGCAACGTCAAAGCAAAAAGTAAATAGAGCTATAAAGGAAGTTAATAGCAAATTGTTCAAGATAGAAAGAATAATAAACCAAAATATCAAACTCAAGACAGAAACAGGAATAGATGAGGCTAAATATTGGAAATCAACTAGAGAGAATCTAGAAAAAATTTCTGGTAAAATGGAGCGGCTGTCTGAAAAACTAAGGAGATTCTAATGTCAAAAGAAGTGTTAATAGATTATACATCATTTGAAATAACACCTCAGATGATTAAAGAATCAGAAGAAAGAAATGAAGGCCGTGTTATAGTAACCGGTGTACTTCAAAGAGCTGGAGCTAAAAACCAGAATGGCAGAGTATATCCTAAAGAAACACTTATGCGTGAAGCATCAAAGTATTCTAATGAACAAATTGCAGAGAATAGAGCACTTGGAGAATTAGACCATCCAGAATCTTCAGTTGTAAATTTACAGAACGTATCACATAATATAAAAAAAATATGGTGGAAAGGCGATGATTTGTTAGGCCAGGTAGAAGTACTAGGTACACCTTCTGGTAACATTCTCAAAGAGCTTTTAAAAGCTGGTGTGAAACTAGGAATATCATCAAGAGGACTAGGTTCAGTAAAACAACTTTCTGAAGATGGAACACTTGAAGTACAACCTGACTTCGAATTAGTATGCTGGGATTTTGTATCTAACCCATCGACACATGGAGCGTTCATGGCACCTATTAAGGAATCAGTAAATGATATTTATATAAATAAATACGATAAGGTAAACAATATAATAAACGAAATGCTTTGCGATTTAACTTGCAAATGCGCACTACCAACAAGGAGCAAATAAAATGAGTAAATTCAACATCAGAGATTGGAGAAACAAAAACTACTTAAACGAGTCTTCGTCTCAAAAAAGAATGACAGAGCAAGAAAAGAAGCAGACTTTAGAAGCTGTTAAAAGATTTAACGAGCTTGGTCAAAACATATACAAAACAAACGAAATAAGCGAATTGGTAGAAAATATCAAGATGATGGCTGAAAATGCTAGCAGAATGGCAATAGAAGAAACAGCTGATTGGTTCGATGCAGTATCTGTAAAAAGAGATACTAAAGCTATAGGAGAATCTATAAAGGTGTTTGAAGGAACATTCAAGGAAATCTCTACACTGCAACAAAGATTGGAATCTGTATTCGAAGACATTGGTGGTAAGCTTGGTAAATACTACGAAATAGCAGAGTTAAACGAAGATGACTGCGGATGTCCTACAGGCAATTGCACTTGTGATTCAGTAGAAGAATCAGAGGCTCAAGACAAATATCAAGCTAAATTCAAAGCTGCATTAGATGATGAAGGAGTAGATTCTCCAGCAGAATTGGACGACGAAGAAAAGAAAGACTTCTTTAACAAAGTTGACAAGATGCACAAAGGAAAGAACGAAGGTAAAAAATCTTACCAAAAATTGGTTAACGAAGCATTCGAAGGTTTATCAAATGTAGTATCTGCTCCAGGCATTGCAGTAAATATGAGAAGTAATAAAAATATAAATGAAGGATTCGCAACATGGGAAATGCAATTTGCTCCAATGAAGCTAGGTGGTGTAGATTTAGACCCTAAGAAGAAATATAAAGTTAAAGCACGCTCAACAGTTGAAGCTATTAAAAAAGCATCAAAAATGGCAGGGTTAAGCGGTGACTATTGGATGTCAACTCAAACTCACAAACTAACAAAGATAGGGTAATACAATGAATAAAGAAGAAAAATTAAGAAAAATAATTAGAGAAGAAATAATGAAATCTCTAATTACAGAAAAGTTTGCTTCCAGCAAGATAACTCAATTATTTAAAATGATGGATTCAACAGACCAGAGATTTTTTGGCTCTACTGCTAAAACTAGAGGCTTCGCTTGGTCTGATGTAGAAGATAAAAACGTAGGAGCAAGTGCTAACCCTTCAAATGATTATATGAATATCTTTGTATTAGATAACGATAAAGAAAATCCATTCCAACGAACTAGTGAATACGGAAGACTTAGAAAAGGTATTATAGGAATTACTATAGGTAAAAAATCTATGTATTGGCCAAAGCAAAGATATTCATCTACACCTAGTATGGTAGGTAATCAACAGAAGTCAGTTGACAATTACAAAAGATATTCTGAAGTAGCCGACAGAGTAATCAGCATTGCTTTATCAGATATACCTTCAGCAAAAGAAAAACAAGCTGCTAGAGCAGAAGCTCAAAAAGGTGCTACGGCATTAATGCAAGCTAGAGATGTTGCTAACGCAAATCATAAGAGATATAAAAAAGCTTTAACTATGAAAGTTGCAGCAACAGGCGCAGAAGGTATGGAAAAGCTTATGGCTCAAGCTGCTAAGGTAGTTCAACAGGTAATAGATAAAAATACTCAGATGCTTAAAAAAGGTAAATACCAAACATCGTGGGATACATATAAAACTGTTACTGATAGATATTCTAGAATGGTTGACTCGTACGTAAGATACAAACAAGAATTTGCTGCTGCAGAAAAAGAAAAGGCAGCAATGAAAGGAAAAGATGTTGATACATCTTGGAGAACTGATTACGTTGCAAACTATATGAAAGAAATCAAAGATTATTATACTGACATGCTACAGAAAGCTAAGATAGTTAATCAAGGCGAATACAGAGACATAGTTAAAGAATCTATAAATGAATCTAGAGAATTTGTAATAATAGACCCTAGAGGTAATTCAAGACCTGTTGGTTCTAAAATACAAGGTGCACAATATATTAAGAAAATGGGTGGTCCTAGAAATGGATATTATATGGTACTTAAGAAAAATGCTCTAAAAGCTAGAAGAGCAATTGAAAAAGCTGGTGGTAGAGCTAGTTCAACTAAAGTACAAAACACAATGTTTGATTTGTTATATGAAGGCAAATTAAATGAAGCAACAGCAAAAGACACTTTAACTAATGCAGTTAAAGCTTTGATGAAAACAACAGGTGGTAGAAAATTAGATAAAAATTATGTTAAAGATTATCTAAAGTCTATTGAGCAAATTGCAAGAAAAAAACCAATGGATTTTGTAAAAGACTATGGAGATTTCGATGTATCTGATTGGTTAGAAGATGTAAGATATAACATGGCAAATGAAAGCAAGCAGCGATAAAATACAATAAAAATAGTATATTTAAAAAAGTCCGGTATATGTTTTATATATCGGATTTTTTTGTTATATTAGATATAAATTAAGTTTAACGTAAATAATACAAATGAAACACAAACCCAATTACAAAAAGGACTTTAAGAAAAAGCCTTTTAAAAAGAAAAGCTTTGGAAGACATGACTTCTATCTAGAAGGAAATCCCGAAGGAGTAAAAGTTCCAGACACTAATACATATACACTGGAACGAGCACTGAAATATCTTAAGCGTCAATTAAAAGATTCAGATAAGATATCTAAGTATAGAGCTAAAAACGAATATATTAAACCTGCACAAGTTAGAAGAAAGAAGAAAGAGGAGGCAATAAGGTCCCAGCAATATAAAGAAAGAATTGCTAAAAGAAATGAAAAGGGATATGTTTGGGTCGCCATAGAAGAAGGCAGGGCAAAATAAATAAAATATTTTTATAAAGAAGAGCTTTTTTAAGCTCTTTTTTAGTTTTTCAGGTTTTACATATATATTTATATAGGAAAAATTACGTGTATACAAAATGTATTATCTCTATATAATACAATACACAAACTATAACTACCCTATTAAGGTTCCTAATAACCTTATTTCCAGAACAAAAATTAAAGGAGAATGATAATGTCAAAAAACGACTTATTAAAAGAGGCAATTGCCGACGCTAAAGCGGTTCGTTCAACTGCAATAGCAAACGCGAAATTAGCTCTTGAAGAAGCATTTACTCCCAAACTACAATCTATGTTATCTAATAAGATTGCCGAAGAAATGGATGAAGAATTAGAAGAAGAAGATGAATTAGCTGCTACTGATACCTCAATTGAGGACGAAGAAGTTGCTATCGCTGACACTACTGCTGATGCTGCTGACACTGGCTCTGCTGATGATGAAACAGACGAAACAGGTGCAGATATGCCTGCTGATGAATCATACAATGAGACTGAGGAAATCGAAGAAACAGAAGAAATGGACGAAGACGAAATGGAATTGGAAGAAATCATTAAGGAACTTGAAGAAGATGAGGATTTAGAAGAAGGCGAATTAAAAGCCGATACTGAAGACCCAGCTGCTAACGAAAAGTCACTTGATGCTGAACCTGATAACGACGCCAAAGCCCTATCTGAAGAAGATGAAGTTGAGGAAGAAATGGACTTAGAAGAGATTATTTCTGCACTAAGAGAAGAAGATGAATTAGAAGAAACTGAAGAACTTGAAGAAGAAGATGAATTAGAAGAAGCTTACAAAGTTATTAGATTTTTAAAATCTAAAATTAACGAAGTAAACTTACTAAACTCTAAATTACTTTATTCAAACAAATTATTCAGAGGAAACAGTTTATCAGAATCACAAAAGATGAAAGTTATCGAAACATTCGATAGAGCAAATTCTGTAAGAGAAGTTAAATTAGTTTATTCTACATTAGCTGAATCAATCACGAACTATGTTCCAAAGAAGAAAGTTAACGAAAGCTTCGCATCAAAAACAATCGGTTCTACAAAGCCATCGAAAGATGTAATTGTTGAATCAAATACTTTTGCAGCTAGAATGCAAAGGTTAGCAGGATTAAAATAATTTAATTTTTAAAAAATAGGAGACTTAAAAAATGTCACAAATTAACGATTTATTACAAGATTCTCAAGCACAATTTGCTGCTCAGAGAAACCAAACTAAAGGTCTTGTAACTAAATGGGAAAAAACTGGTCTTTTAGAAGGAGTTACTGAGGAGTATAACAAACACAATACTGCAATCCTTTTAGAAAATCAAGCTAAACAACTTATTTCAGAAGCTAACGCTACCGATGCTGGTGGTCGTGAGGACTGGAATGGTGTAGCTTTACCATTAGTTAGAAGAATCTTTGCTGAAATTTCTGCAAAGGAATTTGTCAGCGTACAACCAATGAACTTACCTTCAGGTCTAGTTTTCTGGTTAGATTTCAAATACGGAACAGCTAAAGGACGTCATGAAGATGGCAATTCTTTATACGGTGGTTCTGGTAAAAACAAACCAAACATGAACGATGGATTATACGGAAACTGGGATTCAGATATGGGTGGACGTCCTGCTGGATATTCATTAGGAAAAGTAAAAGTTGCTGTATCTAACTCAGCTGATTTAGCTGCTGGTGTATTAAACCTTGCAGGTACTTTATCTTTCGGAGATGCTCCAACTGACGTAGACTACGATTTAGCTTCAGCATTTTATGTTGTATCTGGTTCAACTGGTGGTGCTGCAGGAGATACGGTATTTACTGCATCTGCTTATAATGGTACTACATCTGTAACATTTAAAGGACTTGGAAGTGCTGCTACATTAGCTGGTTCTAACATGGCTTTACCTGGAACAGGTGGAAACTTATTCTACTACAGAAATACTCAAACTGCTACCTTAAGAGGTGACTTTGAAGATTCAGTAGGTATTGAAATGGGAGGTGCTAGTACTGGAGTTGGTTCAGATTTAGAAATTCCAGAAATTGATGTTCAATTAACTCAAGAAGCTTTAGTTGCTAAGACTAGAAAACTTAAAGTTAAATGGTCACCAGAATTCGCACAAGATTTAAATGCTTATCATTCAATTGATGCTGAAGCAGAATTAACATCTATGCTATCTGAATACATTTCAATGGAAATCGACATGGAAATTTTAGCAATGCTTTCAAAAGCTGCTGGATTCTCTGCAACATTCACTGCTGACGTACCACAAGCTGGTGAAACTTATGGTGATGCTTTTGCTCAACTAGGAATCACAATGCAAGTAATGTCGAACACTATCCACCAATCAACGATGAGAGGAGGAGCTAACTTCGCTGTTTGTTCTCCACAAATCGCTACATACTTAGAGTCTATCGCTGGTTACTCTGCAAATACTGATGGTACTGCAGGAAGCTTTGCAATGGGTGTAACTGCAATCGGTTCACTTTCGAACAGATTTACAATTTACAAAAACCCTTACTGGACAGGACAAGAAATTTTAACAGGATTTAGAGGAACACAATTCCTTGAAACTGGTGCTGTATTTGCTCCATACATTCCGTTAATCATGACTCCACTAGTATATGACCCAACTAACTTTACTCCAAGAAAAGGTGTGATGACAAGATACGCTAAGAAAGTTGTAAGAAACGACTTCTACGGTAAAATCACTGTCGACGATGCTGCTTGGGTATCTTCATTTGGTTCAATTTCTGGTTCTTTCAATAGCTAATATTAGTTAAGAAACAGATTATATTTTATTTAAGGACCCCTCTTCGGAGGGGTCTTTTTTTGTATAGTGATATTTATAGTAAATACAATGGAGGTTAATTATGGCTAAACAAAACATTGAAAAAACACCGCCCAAAGGAAACGTAAAATTTTCAATATCACTATCAGAAGAACAGAAGTCAGCAAAGCAAGCAATGCTGCACCATCCCTATAATTTTATTGTAGGAAAAGCCGGCTCAGGTAAAACACTACTAGCATGCCAGGTTGCACTTGATATGTTTTTTAAAAGAATGATAAACAAGATTATTATAACAAGACCTACAGTGTCTACAGAAGACAACGGTTTTTTACCAGGTTCTGAAAAAGAAAAGATGGAGCCGTGGTTAGTACCTATACGCTCAAATATGCGAAAGGTATATAACAAACCTCAGATATTAGAAAAAATGGAAAGCAGCGAAGATATAGAATTGGTATCACTTGCTCACTTCAGAGGCCGCACATTTGAAAATTCAGTTGTAATTATAGATGAGTTCCAGAACTTAACTAGGGCTCAGCTAAGAATGGCATTAGGTAGGCTAGGTAAAGGTTCTACAATGATATTCTGTGGTGACAATCAACAGATAGATTTAAAAGATATAAACTACTCTGCAATAGTAGATGTCTCAAAAATAAAAGAATCGCCTTATGTATACAAAAGAATACTACTAGATAACCACAGACATCCAGCAATTGACAATGTGTTTGAAATGCTAATGGGTATGTAGACAAAGAGACTAGTTCTTGATATTTATATAAAACTAATATAGGGAATAAATAATGGCAAACATAGCAATATATAATGGAACGGTAGCATCATCTTCAGTAAGTGGTAGTACACCATTTGGCTTATATGATAACGACCAATCATACGTAACTGCATCTGCAAAAACTGCAGTATGGTGCGCATCACGTTTAGGATATCCCATAACAGATATAGAAATGAGCAACGATCAATTCTTTGCATGTTTTGAAGAATCTGTAACTGAATATAGTGCTCAGGTAAATAGATTCAATATAAGAGAAAATCTATTAAGTGCGAAAGGTAATTCAACATCGACAAATTTTACACATAAAGCAATAACTCCAAATTTAGGTAGACTAATAGCACTATCAAAGCAGTATGGCTCAGAAGCTGGTAGTGGAGGTAATGTTGACTGGAGAAAAGGATACATAAATACAACAGCAAGTGTACAGGAATACGATTTAAACTTGGTATTAACATCTTCAGCTGATGTAGTTGAAACTTCAGACATAGAAGTAAAAAGAGTATTCCACCATATATCACCAGCAGCTGATAGACATTACGATCAGGGACTAGGTTTTGATTACGCACTTAACAACTTTGGTTGGGGAGGTAGTTTAGGTGGAGCTCAATATCTAGCAATGCCAATTTATGACGATTTACTAAAAATACAGCAGACAGAGTTCAATGACACTATCCGTAAATCTCACTACACTTTTGAACTTGTCAATAATAAACTAAAAATATTCCCTAGACCTAATTCGTCTTTTAAGTTTTATGTAGAATATATACATACTTCAGATAGAGACACTTTAATAACTTCAGCTTCAATATCTGATTATTCAAACATGACATACGATAATATGACATATGCAAATATCAACGACCCAGGATTGCAGTGGATAAGAAAATATACATTAGCACTAACAAAGCAGATTCTAGGCTCTATTAGAAGTAAATATAGTACAATTCCAATTCCAGGAGCAGATACAACTTTAGATGGCGACACATTACGATCTGAAGGTATTGCAGAAGCAGAAGCTTTAATAGCCACATTAAGAGAAGACTTAGAAGCTGCATCAAGAAGAAACTTGATGGAGAAAGAACAAGAAATAACAGATTTTCAACAAGGTATGCTTAACAAAGCACCGCTTAACATATACATAGGATAACATGGCACTATTCGGAGGAAGCAGAGATATAAGTCTATTTAGACATTTGAACAGAGAATTGATAAACGAAATAATCGATACTCGATGTGATATATTTAAGTATTCAATATTTGATACAAAGGAAAATCTTTATGGAGAAGCTCTTAGTAAAGTATTCAAGCCAGGAGTCCGAGTTGCAGGTCTTATAGAAATGGATGCCAAGTCATATACTTCTGAAGATATTGGTTCGGATTATACTAGAAATATAAAATTCTCATTTTTAAGAGACGACCTTGCAGCACTAGAATTAGGTTCTACAAACAATACTACAGACCCTAATGAAAACGCACAAGAAGCAGACATATTCCTAGAAGTTGGCGATGTAATATTTTGGGATAATATGTACTGTGAAATCGATACAGTAGCACAAGGCCAATATCTATTTGGCAAAAATCCAGCAACAGATTCTCTTGGTGGTACACACGGAGCTAGCTGGTCTGTTATTATAGAAACACACGAAATGAGAAGAAGTAAGATAAATACACTTGAAAATGTAAGAGCTGGATATGATGAGTATGTTAGCGGGACAAAAATAGACGAGCAGAGAGGAGGACTTTATGGATAATCCTAATTATAAAAACGTTGACAGAGCAAATCAAATCAGAAGAGATGATAATGTAAAAGATTTGTCTGTAAATCTATATGATGTTGACTCTGTAATTAAATACTATTTTGACAATGTAATACAGCCAAGTGTAATGGAAGATGGAGAAAGAGTTAATGTACCTGTAGTATATGGTTCACCTGAAAGATGGAAGTCTATACAGAAAACAGGAATATATAGAGACAAGAAAGGAAAGGTACAATATCCTGCAATTGTTTACAAAAGAACTAGTGTAGAAAAACGTAGAGACTTAGGAAGTAAAGTTGATACAAACAATCCTTTATACTACGGCTTTCAAAAAAAATATTCTAAAAGAAATAGATACGATAGATTTGATATACTCATAGGAAGAAAACCTGAAACAGAATTCCACAACATAGTAATACCTGATTATGTAAAACTCACATACGAATGCGTAATATATGCAGAGTACTTGGAGCAGCTAAATAAGATAGTAGAAGATATAAATTATGCTGAAGGTCAATATTGGGGACAGGATAATACATTTAAGTTTCTTTCTAAAATAGATAGTTTTGATATCGAATCAGCTGCAGCACAGGGAGAAGATAGAATTGCAAAAGCTAGTTTTTCAATAGGTATGAGCGGATTTGTTATACCTGATAATATACAAAAAGCTATGAGCAACTATAATCCTAAAGATTATGGTAAAGTAAAGATAACAGTTAACAACGAAACAGTTTCAACGATGGAGGATATAAACAGAAACCTCGCTCCAGATGAGGCTGAATTTAAAAAGAAAAAAGGTTTCGATAAATAGTTATAAGGAGAACAAAATGGCTGAGATTAAAGAAGGCACAAAATTTACAGAAGAAGAAATGAAAAAGGTTGAAGGATTCAAAAACAAATATGATACTATAACAGTTAGTTATGGACAAGTTGCAATGGATAGATTAGTTTTGGACGAATCGGAAAACCAAATAAGAAAAGAATATAATAAAACACGAGCAGAAGAAAAAGCTTTTGTACAAGAGCTTTCTAAAAAGTATGGAGTTGGTCAATTAAATCTTGAAACAGGCGTATTTATGCCTGAATAAAAATATTTTTGAGACTGTAACATTATATTTATATTAGAAATAACATGACCCAAAAAGGTTAATTCTTACAATAATAGGAGACAAATAAATGGCTGAAAAAATAATTAGCCCTGGTGTATTTACAAGAGAAAATGATTTATCATTTGTACAGCAAGGCGTCGCTCAAATTGGTGCTGCGATCGTAGGACCAACTGTAAAAGGACAGGCACTAGTACCGACACAAGTATTTTCATATTCAGAGTATCAAGCTCTATATGGAGACTCTTTTAAATCAGGTAGTAATTACTATCAATACTTAACATCAATCACTGCAAAAGAATACTTAAAGCATGGTGGCCCTGCTACTATCGTAAGGATAATGCCTACTGATTCTGGAAATGCAAATTCATATACTCATTTAGACCAAACGGCTAATGCTGGTATTGCTCCTTCTGCTTCAGCTGGTACATTCAAAATTCTTGCCGATGGAGTTATGATTCAGTATACTCATTCTGATGGTACTGCATATCAATTCATTGGAGAAACAGGTACTATTCCAGCTGATAACACAGCTGCTGGTATTTACTACTATGATATAGCAACTCTTGTTGGTGAGACAATGACAAATCTTGCAGCTGAAATGAATACAGTTGTTGGTGCTGGAACTGCAGTATCACATTCTGATGGTACATTCTCGGTATCTGGTTCAGCTACAGCAGATGGTGCAGAAATTCAATTTATATCTGGTTCAACAACAACACTATCAACTAACGCTGTTGCATCAACTAGCTCATTAGCTGCAGTAACAGGTGTAGTTTCATCTGGTTCAACATATTCTTCAAACACTGTATCATTCGAAATATACACACATACTGATGGTCAGCTTATGAATAGCTTACCTGGTTCAACTACAACTAATCTTAAGGTTGCTGCTAACCAAGTACACGTATCTGCATCTCTTAATGGAACAGGAACTAAATTTGGAACAAGAAATAATCTTAGATGGGAAATATCAAACGTTAACGAAAAGAAAGGTACATTTACTTTAGCTATTCGTAGAGGTGATGATTCTAAAAAGAGAAAAGTTATTCTTGAAACATGGAATAATTGCTCACTTGACCCTAACGAAAAAAATTATGTTGGTTCGGTAATAGGTACTCAAAGATCGACAATTGGAGACGCAACATCTGCAAATCCATATATACAACCAAGCGGTAATTTTAAAAACCGTTCACAATACGTTTACATCGATGAAGCTTCAATATTAAATACAGTAGATTATTTAGATGAAAACGGAAACATTAGAGATACTAATGCAACTGCATCGTTACCTCAAATAGGTTCTGGTTCATTCTTTGGTGGTGCTGATGGTACAAACTTTATTGTAGATTCTCCATTAGGTTCATCAACTCCAGGTGCAGCTAATTACTATGAAAACGCAACTGCTGGAAACTTCCAAGGGTTGGATGTAGCAGCAGTAACAGATACTGGATATATTGCATACGAATGTGCATTCAATCTATTAGCTAATCAAGATGAATTCGATATTAACTTACTAATCGCTCCAGGAATTACAGCTCAATCTATGACAGGACTAGCTAATAAAATGGTTACTGTATGTGAAGAACGTGGTGATGTGATGACTATAATCGATCCAGTAGATTATTCAACTAACGAAATAGCATCTGTAACTCAAGAAGCAGAAAACTTTGACTCATCATATGCAGCAATGTATTGGCCATGGGTACAAATTGCGGACCCTCAAACAGGTAAATATATCTGGGTTCCACAATCTGTAATTATGCCAAGTATCTATGCATTTAACGATAAGGTATCTGCAGAATGGTTTGCTCCTGCTGGTTTAAATAGAGGTGGACAGGAAACAGTAGTACAAGCTAAAAGAAAACTAACACACGCTAACAGGGATGTATTATATGAAGGTTCAGTTAACCCAGTTGCAACATTCCCAGGTGAAGGTGTTTGTGTATGGGGACAGAAAACTCTTCAAAAGAAAGCTTCTGCTCTTGACCGTGTAAACGTAAGAAGATTACTAATAAATCTTAAGAAATTTATTGCATCAGTATCTAAATACTTATTATTTGAAAACAATACAACAGCAACTAGAAATAGATTCTTATCACAAGTTAATCCTTATATGGAATCAGTTCAACAAAGACAAGGTCTTTATGCTTTCAAGGTTGTAATGGATGAAACAAACAATACACCAGATATCATTGATAGAAACATCATGAAAGGTGATATATTTATTCAACCAGCTAAAGCCGCTGAATTCATTGTTGTTGACTTTAACATAATGCCAACAGGCGCAACATTTAACGATTAGTGATATTTATACTAAATAGGAGATAAAACAAAATGGCAAATTTAATTGACCCAACAGAACTAATGTTCACGGCCTTTGAGCCAAAGGTAACAAACAGATTCGTATTTTACGTAGATGGTATACCTTCATACTTAATAAGAAAAGCGGCTAGACCGAAACTTGTTAATGGTGAAACTGAAATAAAACATATCAATAATTCAAGATTTATTAAAGGAAGAAGTAATTGGGATGCTATAACTGTAGAGTTATATGACCCAATTGTACCATCAGGCGCACAAGCTGTTATGGAATGGGCAAGACTTCACCACGAATCAGTAACAGGTAGAAATGGTTACGCAGACTTCTATAAGAAAGATGTGACAATCAATGTACTTGGACCTGTAGGTGATAAAGTAGAAGAATGGACTGGTAAAGGTGCTTTCCTTGTAGATGCTGACTTTGGTGAAATATCTTGGGAAAATGACGGTGTTCCGGCTATCATCGCTTTAACTATAAGATGTGACTACTGGATTCTACAGTACTAAGAAGATTTATAGATGGCAAATTTCATATATTAAAATTAAGTAGCCTGTTAATTCAGGCTATTTTTTTGCAAACTTTTAAGTTCATATATATTTATATATACTAGTTATACAAAACAATACAAAAGGAGTTATATATTATGGCAAAAATGACAGACAATTATCCTGGAAAGGAACTATCAACAGACGATTTAAAAGAACAGTTAATAGAAGAGACTCAGATTAAGAATATTTCTGACTCTAAATTCCCTACTGAGATTATAGACTTACCAACAAAAGGTTTATTATATCCTGAAGGACATCCTTTAAGAACAGGTAAGATAGAAATGAAGTACATGACCGCAAAAGAAGAAGACATCTTGACTTCTCAAAACCTTATACAGAAAGGTGTGGTTATTGATATGCTTTTACGCTCTTTAATTATGGGTAACGGTGAAGGCAAAAGAGTAAACTATGATGACCTATTACTAGGTGATAAAAATGCAGTAATGATTGCAGCCAGAGTATTAGGTTATGGTGCAGAATATCCTGTAGAAATACCTTGTCCTGCTTGTGGTCATAAACAAAAAGAGACTATCGATCTTGCTACATTAGAAAATAAAGATGTAGAGATAGTAGATAATGGAAACAGATTTGAATTCGAATTACCTTTAAGTAAAAAGACTTTAACATTTAAGTTATTATCTCATGCTGATGAAGAAAAAATACAAGCAGAGGTAAAAAGAATGAAGAAGAAAACGCATCAATCTACAATATCTTATGATTTAACAAGTAGATTAAAGCAGCTTATTGTAGCAGTTGATGGTGATGAAACTAGAAAGACAATAAACAATTTTGTAGAAAATGAGTTTATATCTAGAGATTCATTAGCGTTCAGAAACAATCTTGACAAGGTAACACCTGATGTTGATATGAACATATATTTCGAATGCGAAGAATGCGGACATGAAACTTCAGTATCTATACCTATGACCGTAGAGTTTTTTTGGCCTAGGTCTTAATTATAAGGCCATTCTACACGAACAGATATTTCAGTTACTGTATTTCTCTAATGGTGGGTTTAGTCATGATGACGTTTATAAAATGCCTGTATATCTTAGGTTATTTTATTTACGAAAACTAAACGATCAGCATAAAACTGAAAGAGAGGAGATGGATAAAGCTAAAAAAGGTAGTTCAAGTAACACATCTATTAAGCGTCCAAGCTTCTCGAAATCCGGAAAACGTTGATATTTATATAAAACTAATTAAGCGTAATACGGAGAGTATACATGAAGAACAAAGAACTTCGAGAATACATCAAAAACATAATTTCTAAAAAACTTTCAGAAAACAGTGAGCTTACACGTGAAGGTATAGTTGATGGCGTTTTGAACCACATATCAGGAATACTTAAGAAATCAAACGACAAAAGATTTAAAGCTAATCTAGAAAAGATTGCTGCATCAGGACCTAAAGGCAAAAAGGCTGTTGAAGATTTAATAAAAAAAATAGAAGCTACAGATGATGCTGTTAAGAAAGCAGATGATTTAATGGCAAAGGCAGATATATTTAGTTAATAAATTATGGCAATGAACGATAGAGATAGAGATAACATGAAGCGCTTTTATGAGGCGCAAGAAAAGCGAGAGAAGGCTAGAATAGAAGCTGCCAAAAAAGAACAAGGTATACAAACTTCTCTATCTGCAATACTTACTAGACAAGAAAATGCTAAGGACAATATATTAGCAGCTGCAAATAAACAGGTTAAAAAAGAAGAGCTTCTTACTCAAATGTATGAGAAGCGAAGTCAGATTGTAGATGCTCTATCTGAAAATGAAAATAAGATAAAAATGATACAAAACTCCAGGTTGCAGAAAATGCAAATGGAGCTAGATATAGACAATGCTAAGGTTGCTTCAATAGCATCTGCATATGATTCTCAAAAGAGAATAGCACTTTCAAAAAATCAAGCATATCAAGATGATTTGTTATCATCTAAGTTAAATGAACAAAGAGCTACTAGTGAAGAAGCAATATCTAACTTTGTATTACAGCAGAGGCTGGAAAAAGAAGCACTGCAAGACCCAAATACAAAAATATTAGAATCTCTTAAAAAACAAAAAGCTAGACATGAAGAAATTGACAAGACTTTTTCTGGATTCAGAGATAGATTTGAAGATTTTAAAGATATAATATCAGACCCTAAAGTAGCTAGAGGATTATTTCTTGTAGAGATGGGAAGACAGGCAAGTAAGTTTACAGATACTATGTCGAGTGCTGGTGATGCTATTGGTATGTCTAGAACACAAACGGCAGGAATGGCCGATGAAATGTTAGGTGCTAATATACAAGGTGCACTATTCGGATTATCAGCAAAGCAAAATGCTGATTCTATGGCAGGACTTGTTGAAGGTATGGGAAGTCTTAAAGATATTTCTGCAAGTGCTGTTGTACAAGTTGGAAATATAGCAAGGCAGACAGGTTTATCAGAAATAAATGCAGGTAAGCTTGTTGGTCATATGAGTCTTGTTGAAGGTTCATCTATAGCTCAATCTAAAGAAACACTAAAAACAGTTTCAAATCTAGCACGTGGTGCAAACCTCCCTATAGGAAAAGTAATGTCAGACGTTGCAGAAAACATGGAGCTCACATCCAAGTTCGGTAATATATCAGTATCACAATTAGGTGATATGGCAGTAGAGGCTGGAAAGTTAGGAACTTCACTTAGCCAAATGAGTGCTTTAGGCGACAAGTTAATGGATATAGACAATGCAAGGGCTAGCGCAATGGAGCTAAGTGTGATGCTTGGTAGACAAGTAAATGTAGATAAAGCACAACAACTTATATACGAAGGCGATATATCAGGCGCATATAAAGAAATGCTAGGACAGCTTGGTGGCATACAAGGCTTTAATCAAATGGATTATTACCAGAAGAAACAAGCTGCAGAGTTAATGGGTGTAACTACTGGAGAACTTGAAAAGCAATTAAATAAAGCAGCAGGTCTGACAGAGACAGGAGAAAAACAATCAGCAACCTCAGCTGCAATTGCAGAAGCTACAGCAAGATATGGCGGATATCTAAAAGAAAACGCAACAACACTTGCAGCAACAGGAAATCTTTTAGGTTCTATGGCAAAAGGTATAGGCTCTTTCGCTCCAGCATTAAAAGGACTTGGCGGTAAAGTTGGAGATAAATTAAAATCTACAAAGCTTGGTTCGATGTTAGGCCACGGTAAAGACAAATCAGCAGATATGGCTGACATGGGTAAAAAAGAACTAGGCTCATCAGACAAATTAGGAGCTGGCGGTAAAAAAGGTGGCATTAAAAAGAAAATGCAAGACCTTGCTGCTGGACTTAGATCGATGGGTAAAGGTACATTTAAAGGTATTGCAGCATTAGCATTAGCAGGACCTGCACTATTATTGGCTTTACCATCGATACCGTTCTTAATGTTTATGGGGTTAGTACCACTTGCTATGTTGGCAACAAACTTTAAGTTTTTAGCTCAAGGTCTTAAATCACTCGGGAAAGGATTTTCAAGTATCTTAAAAGGATTACTTGTATTAGGATTATTAGGTGTTGCAATGATACCTGCAGCATTAGCATTTGGATTATTGGAAGGTGTTGACCCAATGGCTATGATTGCATTTTCAGGTTCACTAGCAATACTAGGACTTGCAGCTGCAGGTTTAGGATTTATATTCCCTATGGTTGCACTAGGTTCGGCGGCATTAGCAATATTAGGTGTTGCAATTATACCTGCAGCAATGGCAATGAGTAATCTAGCAGGAGTTGACCCTGCAGCAATTACTGGATTTGCTGTAGGTCTTGGTTTAATGGCTGCAGCAGTAGCAGGGATGGGTTTCTTATTACCTGCAATACTATTAGGCGCTTTATCTGCACACGCTTTAGGCTTTGCAATAGAACCAGCCGTTGAAGCACTATCAGGATTATCAGGAATAGACCCTAAAGGTATAATTGGATTCGGTGTAGGACTAGGACTCATAGGAGCAGCAGTTGGTGGAATAGGGGCATTCTTACCTGCGATACTATTAGGTACAATAGGTTTATCAGCTATATCACTTGCACTACCAGGATATGGTGCAGCTCTAGGCTCAATACCTCTAGGTTTAGATATGATAGGCTTCGCTGCAGGAACAGCAGCATTAGGTTTAGCAGGTATAACTTTAGTTCCAGGTTCACTAGGATTTGTTATGATGGCTGGAGCTTTAACTTTATTTGCAGCATCATTATTATTACTTGTACCTCTCTTGCCTGTAATGGAAAAACTAGGTTCACTTGGTTTATTTGGTATGGGAGAAGGTGGTGGAGAATCACAATCAGAAACTAAAAACGCAGGTGGTTCCGATGAAATCATCAAGAAATTAGATGAACTTATATCAGTTATTCAAGCTGGTGGTAAAGTGGTTATGGACGGAAAAGAAGTAGGTAAAGTAATTCAATTAGCATCAGGACCTATAGGAGCATAACATGGCATTTAATTTTAAAAATCTAGAAGAATACTACTTAAGTGGAAAGAATAGGAACGATATTATTAGTCCTAAAATAATTGGTGATGCTCATTCTACAACAAACCCTATATCACCTATGGCTAAAGTAAAACCTAAGCAAAGCGCATTATTACAATTATTTGCTGGACTAACGCCAGGTGATAGAGTGCCTATATTTGCAGCTCAAGGCACACCTAAAATAACTCACATGAATAATATGACGTCAGGTTTTTTAAAAATAGACTCACAGCCTGATAAAAGAGATGGTACTACAAAATTTAAGTTTAATGAAAAACTTCCTATAGGTGGTTCATCAAATACATTTACTAGATTGCAATACAATAACTATTTCGCAAGAGTTAGACCAACTGATGAACCTTGGGATGGTAATGATTCTATTCCTGCAGGAGTTGCTGGCAACATTAGAAAGATGAGGGTTAAGAATGACCAGGTAGACCAGTTTTATAAAAAAGTAGGTAAAAATGATTTTGTCGATATAAGAACTGAAGCAGAAAGAAATAACCCTAGGTCTCCACTTTGGCTAAAATCACCATTTATGCAGAGAGGTATACAGAGAGGTAAAGATAATCCATCAGGATTATTTGAAAGAATAAACATGTTAACAGCTCCAGTAATAGATACTGCTAGAATTGCTAAATACATGGTAAGCCCTGATGGCTTGTTGTTTAACTTAAAACAGTTCGGTCTTCAGGCAACAAATCCTAAAAAACAGTTTTGGCAGCTAGGCTTACCTAATGCTGACAGAATATACAATCCACTAGCTTTAGCACTTCAAGTACCATTAAGCGCTTTAGGTATACACGGAGACAGACATTCACTAGGTCAATTAAATCCTAGAGATATTACATATGAAAGAATAGTATCTGCAATAGAAAATAAAAACCCTGGAAGTCCTGGTGGAGATAATAGACTTGTGAAGCTAGGTGAAGATATGGAAGTTGGGTTTTTTAAAAATCCTCGTAAAGGCTTAATGCCTCAAAAGCTAAAAGGTCTAGAAAAGCTTTACACTAAATTTACAACAATGCTTGCAAAAATGAGAGGAGTAGGTCAACCTATAAAAAGACTATCAGGAATTATGGGACCTCATTCTTTCTTTGGAATAGGACAATCTACAATATATAAACATACATCTGGTAGAAGATTAGAAAGTACTTTTCTGTATACACCTGATGAACCTTATTACAAGCAGAAAGCTACAACTCACTATGATGACGGAAAAATATCAGAAGCTTCTAAAGGTGAAGACAATGAAGATTTATCTTTAGGTATTCTTACTTTTAAAGGCGACAATGGATATGAACCTTATGTGCAGGATTCAACTGATAGCTGGAAAGGCTTTCCAAAACATGAAGGAGACATCGACCCAACAGGAGTTAATCAAGGTAAGTACAAAACAAAAGATTATTCTGGAATACATGACAAGTTTGGAAACGATGCAGGTGATAATAAATATGGAAACCCAGACCTTGAAACTTTCGAACAATCTAAATTTGGTATAGATGAAGATACTCAAGGCGCACCTAAAGCTACAAAGAATACAGATAAGAACTTATATGTACAATCACCTGCTAACAGTGGAGAGATTTATCCAGGAAGTGGAGATAAAGAATTTTCAGTATTTAGTTATATAGACTTAGGTAATCATAGAAGAAACCCTAAATCTTTTAGAGATTTTAGAAAGAAAGATGATACAGATAGTTATGAAAATAATTCTGTTAAACGAATTGGAATAAAAGATTATGGCGCAACAAAACCAGGTGAGTCAGAATCTGACTTAGATTATGGAAAAGATTACGTAAAAATAAGATTCAACGATGATATTAAATTACGTGCTTATATAACAGAAATAAGTGACAAGCTTAGCCCATCATACTCAGAGATATCATATGCAGGTAATCCTGTTAATGCTTATATGTTCGATAAAATATCTAGAGAATGGAGCTTAGGTTTAACAATGCCCGCATTTACATCTGAAGAACTAAAGCAGAATTACAAAACACTTAACAGTATTATGGGTTATATATCACCAAAAATGTATAGCGAAGTTGGTGGTGGTAGAATCCAAAAAATAACTGTAGGACATCTTTGGGATAATATACCTTGTATAGTTGACAGCTTTGACTATACTGTAAATTTAGATGCAGGCTGGGATATAAATCATGGAGAAGGTAAAGAAACTTCAGGAAAAGAATTGCCTATGTTATTTGACATAAAAATGAGTGGTAAATTCTTGGTTAATGCAGATGGTACAATATGGCAATCTGGTGGACAATTCTTTAAATCTGAAATCTGGAGCTAACAATGAAAAGATATGAGTCTAATAAAACTAAAAGAACTGACAAATTTAATTTAAAACCTAAAAAGGTTTATGCAACAATAATATATCCTAAAATAGAACGACACGTAGATGATTATTATATCGATGTGTTACAAGAGGATAGACTTGATAATTTAGCATACCAATATTATGATGACGTAACGCTGTGGTGGATTATAGCTAATGGAAATAAGCTTGACAGATCTACTAATTATGGTATTACAACAAGTATGAAAGAAGGAATAGGTAAAGGTTCAATGTATGTTAAACCAGGACAGAGAATTAGAATACCTCATCCTGATAGACTACCTAAAATAATAGATGAATATCAAGCAATGTTAAAAGAAAGGTTATATCAGGCACCGCAGCCTGAAACAGAAGAGGAATAATTATGGCAATGCAAAAACCATCATCTTTTTATTTGAATAATGCTACTATTCCAGATGCAGTGGCAGATGAAATAAATGCAAGAGGTAAAGCAAATCCTGCATCTAAATGGAAAGTTTCAAAGAAACCCTGGATGCATCTAACATCTTTTTCAAGCGAACCAATGCCTATAGCAGGGTACGAAAAAAGAAAACAATCAGATTTTTATGATAAAGCAGCTAGTGGAAGACTTGTTGCATCACCTGTATTACAATCTATAGAAGTTAATACAACAGGTACTAACGGTTCTATGAAAAAATCTACAGTTAAATTTACGCTATATTCTTTAGACCAGCTTAAAAAAGCTCAGCGTGCTTACTTCGTACCAGGACTTACAGCTTTTGCTCAATGGGGTTGGAACATGGATTCTGCTGGTGGAACAATAACAAAGCTTTCTGCAACAAGTTTTGAAAGTTGGAATCAAGGACAGATAGATATACAGGATAAGATTAAAGCAGAAAAAGGATGTATGGATGCTATGCTAGGTGTTATATCAGACTTCAATTGGTCGTTCGATCCTGCAACAAAATCTTATTCGTGTGATATTACAATAGATTCACCAGGTAAAGCTTACATAAGTGGACCTATTGATGTTTCAAATAAAGGAGCTGCAGGCTGTGCTGGTAAAGAAGAAGATGACAAAGGTGATGGTAATGGAAATTGGATGAAAGTTGCACTAAAAGATATTGCTGAAAGAAATATAAGAGAAAACCATCCGTGGAAAATACAAACGATTTATGCCGGAGGTTCGGTAAATCTAGATGAAGATGCAAAAGAAGACACATCGTGGTGGGATAACGTAACAGGATTTTTTGGTTCTCCAACTATGAATTATTATGTGACATGGAACTGGTGGGAGTCAACTATAGTTTCAGGTATGGCACCAGTAACTCCAGGCCACGCAAAAAGTAAAGTACTTAAATCAGTAGGTATTGAATCACATATGATAAAATGGAACAAAGGTTTTGTATGGAGACTTGATAGTTCAGAATCTAGAATGAAATGTCCTGCAGGTCTGCCTTATGCGTCAGCTGACCCATGGGTTTGTTTAATTCCAGGTAGGTTTCACTGGTATAGCGGAAATGCAACAGGCGGTGATAATGGTTCATCATTTGGTATTAAAAAAGCACAAGGTCTGCAAGGAGCCAAACCTGCAGTTCATTCTAACGGTTACTTGTACTTAGGAAGAGTACTTCTAAACACATTCTTTCTTTGGAAAACATTTCAGGATTCTAAAACAATAGATGAGTATGTACTTAAAGTTGCAAGAAAAGTTAACGACGTGTGTGGTGGTTTTTGGAATATAGAACTAGTAGACGACCCGTCAGACCCTTCAACAATGAGAATAATAGACAAGAACTATGTACCAAATATAACAACCTATCCTAACTTAAATATATATGGTAACACGTCTTGTAGAAATTGGGGAATGAGTACTGAAATACCTCAAGCACTTCGACATTCTATAATGATGGGAACCCAAAGAAAAACTAAAAAAGGAGCTAAAAATACAGATGAACCACAAGGAGCGTACTTCGATTATGCTGAAGGTATAAAAGATACAATGATGGGAAACCAGCAGCTTGACAATACTCTTAATTTTGGTGAAAAATGCCGTCCGGATTCAGGAGGTACTTCAAAAAGTGGAGATGGTGAAGCTGCAGACCCTAAAAAAGCACTTGAAGATGCAATGGCAACGCTAGCTGATAATAGAGACGATGAAGCTGTTGATGAAGTTAAAGGAGCTATGAAAGCATATTGGAATAAAATAAAACCACCAACTGATGTAGGTGGTACTGTAGTACCTATTGGTTTTGATGGAACGTTTGATGGAATAGGAGGGCTGCACTGGGGGATGATGTTTACAACAGACCAAACGTCATCTGTACTTGCCGTAAAGCACCAGTTTCAAGTGACAAGTATAAAACATTCTGTATCTCAACAAGACTGGACAACAAGTATAGAAACTGCATTAAGAATAGCAGAATAGGTTTATCATGAGAGTATATAAAAAGAAATATATTACGAAAGGATTTACTCCAGGTAAAGAGTGGATGACAAAAGATAAAAAAGGTCGAATTGCAGAATATATAGGTCCGATAGTATTCTATGCTGGCAACCCTTTTGGTGGTGAGTCAATGACAAAAGAAGTACAGAAAAATATGCGGCTGTATCCATTTCAGGCATCTAAAAACAACATTTTATATGACGAGATAAAGCCTGAGTATAATAGAAACTTTAGGGAACCTGTTCCTTATAAACACAAACTTACAGAAAAAGAAATAGAAAAAGGTGAGTATACTAGATATTTTACAGAAGTACAAAATACAGGCGCAATATGCGAGGTTGACAAAGAGCAGTATAAGTACTTTAAAAAAGACAGCACACCTTATCATAAAAACTTATTATGGGTAGAAATAAAATTAAAAATTTCTACAAAAGCTGTAGGGCTTAATTATGAGGCAATATTGGAAGCGAAGCAGACAATAAAAAATATTCATAAATTTGTACTACCTACAGACTATATGAATTGGCCAGCAAACCCTAAAGGCGTATCTACAAGTCCTGATGGTAGAAGAATATACGAAGGAGGGGAAATGCTAGTACCTACAAATTTACCAGCAGCATTTCAGATAGGCAACTTAGGAACTGAACAAGTTAACGCTTTGGTGCCTCCTAATCAAAATTGTGCAAATTGCTTTTTTTATGAAAATGGAGTTTGTGAAAAATTTGACGCAGAAGTTAGAGATAATTATTGGTGCGCAAAATATATATATGATGTAAACGACGACCCATATTACAGGCCAAAAATAAAACTACCTAAATAATTTTATATTTCAGATAATTTTGTTATATTAGATACATGTTATCTGAACTTCGAAATAAAATACAAATAAAACACTATCTACACAATAACAAGTCTATAGATATTCATAGTCTAGATTTGCCTATAAACACTTTTTATAAAAGGCTTTACGGTGATCGATATAACATATATGACATTATACCTTCTAACAAGATTAGAGAAGAAAAAGACCATTTAAACGCTATATCGCATGCGATTCCTGATGTGTCTGATAGCATATTTCAATCTTATAATGATAATGTTGTTAATACTTTTAGAAAAATTGAAGAAAGCGGCTTGTGGACTGAAGATGGATTTGAGTATACAAAATACAACGTATTCACAACTACAGGCAGACCTTCCAACTCTAAAAATGGTATAAACTATGCTGCTCTTAATAAAGAAGACGGCACAAGAATGAAATACATAAGCAGGCATCAAGGTGGTATTATTGCAGAGCTTGACTATGACGCGTATCATCTTAGACTAATTGCAGAGCTTATAGGCATAGAACAGCCAGAAGGTAGTTTCCACAAATATCTAGGTAAACTTTATTTCGACACAGATAACCTAACCGATGAGCAATATAATGACTCTAAAAAAATAAGTTTTCAAATACTATATGGAGGTATTCCAAAAGAGTTTTTACATATAGAATATTTCAGCAAGACTAATGATTATATTTTTAAGTTGTGGGATATTTATAATAGTAAAGGTTATATAGAAACACCAATTTTAAAGCGAAGGTTTTATAAAAGAAATTTTAAGGATATGAATCCTCAAAAATTATTTAACTATTTTATACAAGCATTCGAAACAGAAAAGAATTCTGAAAATCTAAAAAATATTTTAGATATGTTAGAAAATAAATTTAGCAAGATGATTCTTTATGTATACGATGCTTTTGTATTTGATATTAGTTCAGATGATGGAAAAGAAATTTTAAAGGAAATAAAGAAACTAATGGTTTTTCCTACTAAGCTTAAAATAGGTAGAGACTATCACAATATGAGGTCTTTGGACCTCTAATTTGATATTTATATAGATAAAGGGATAACTATGAATATAAATCATTTAATTACAGATTGGGCATATAGAGTAAATGACGGAATGCCTGACCCAAAAAATAGAAATCATCTTGAGTTACTTGAAGCGGTCTTACGAGACTACAAATATTCCGACGATTTTATATCCGCGTATATTGATAGTATAAAAAATCCATATAGAGATGAAAAGAGATTCCAACAATTTTGTGTAGAGGTTGGAAAAATAGTAAGTAAAGAAAGCTTACTAACTGAAGCTTCTGTATATGAAGATAAATACTCTGTTGGAACTGAATTTGTTTCAATTAAAAATACAGATTCTTTATTTGCAAAAGGCGGAGTTACTGCACCTAAAGGACCGTTCTTCAAATCACCACCTGTTGACAATGCAATCGAAGTTAATATAAGTTCAGGTATTACATTTTATGTAAAATCAGGTAGCGATGTATATAAAATTACAGCATCAAAGGCTGCAGCTAAACAAATGTTTGGTAAAGTTGGCAAAGGTAAGAGCTCATCTAACGTAAGCTGGAACGAAAAAACACTAGAGTCAGCTGCATGTACAGGTCTGTATTTCGATGCTGTATCTCACTATAATAAAATAATGAATCCTAATGTGACACTCGCGGACCAACAAGCTGCAATATCTGCATTTGAAGGCGCACTAGGAAGTGAATCTGCAGGAGGCAGTGAGTTAAAAGGCAAGCTAACAGCTATACCAGATTTATTACAAGCTCTACAATTAGCAATAGGCGTACAAAAATTTGCAGAGGCTCACGGATGTAAAGGCTGGAATTTTATACATAAAAGTATAAATAAGTTTTATAGTTCAGGATATGGAAATGAAAATCTAGATTCAAAAGGATTTAAAGATAATACAGCAGACACAATTATTACAAAATCACAGCCAGCAACACTAATTGCAAATATTGCAAAAGATAAAGTTACGTTTGATAGTAATGGTAAATGTACCACAGAATCAGGTGATGAATTCTATCAGATAAGTAATAAAAAATCTGATGGTGGCGCACAACTAGGTAGAATTGTTGGAAGCTTTAGAGATATGTATGGTACAAAATCACCAGGTGATACGTGGAGACTCCAGCTTACAAACGAAATACTTAAATACGAAGAATCAAAATTTATTCTAAGCGAAGGCCTAGGAGATTACTTTAAGCAGGGATTAAAATTTATTAAAGATACATTTACAGATTTGATAGTAAAGGCAAAAGATAAAATTAAAAACTTTAGTGGTGGAATTGTTAAAAAACTAAGTATGAAAACAACAAAGCCTACACCTAAATTAAATTCTTTTATGAAAAAAAGATTTAACACTTCATCAAAACTAATTAAAGAGGCAAAGCAGAAATATTCATATAACGCTTATGCTGAAATGTGTTCTAAACTTGCAATGCAGAATAACTACAAAGAAATCGATATGTTGTTAAGTCTTGCTAACAGTGAATGGAGTACGTTGTCAAAGATGTTAGATGCTCCAGATGATGGAATAGACAGAACATCACAATCAGCAGGTCCTAAAAAAATGTCAATATCAAGTGTAGATGAAGGCAGAAAATATGTGCTAAAAATTATGATAAACGTAATGGGGTATCAGCATCTTAATGCTATGTTAAAAAGCTCTAAAGGAAGTATAAAAGACGTATCAAAAGTATTAGAAGAATTTGTTGAGCTAGAAAAAGAAATGTATTTTGGTAGAACCGAACTACCTTTATTTAAAGTTTATGGAGCAGACCCTAGTGGAAAAGCTTACGAATTTCTTAAAAGTGGTAAAGAATTTAGAGAAGACAGATTAAAAGCTATGACAATGAATGATGCTGTTAAAGATGGCAAATATATTCCAGGCGTTGTTGTTGACTCTTCTATTCAAGGAGCAGGGCATTGCTCTGTTAAAGCATGGATATTACATTCAATATCAGAAAATGGAACAAAATATACACAAGTAGACTTCCGTTCAGGCTCTGAATCAACACTATCATTTTCAGTAAGTGGTGGTAGTATAATACCTGGAAGAAGAGTATTAGGAAAGATATAATGAAATCACAATTACTATGCACATTTACAAAATCAAAGTTTCTTACAAAAACTATAGATAGAATTGTCGACACATACGACATATTATATAACAAGTTGTTTATACTTAATAACGAAGAGAACAAGTCTGAGTTGATGTGTACATATAATATAGACTCGACAAACAAAATAGAGATAATACCTGATACTATTTCTTTACATAGAAAAAAGCAGACAAACACTTTATATACAATAAACGCATTAAATGAATGTATAAAAATATGCAACAATGGTGTTTTAGATACTCGCTTTCAATTAGAATGGGATAACTATAGAAACTCAATACTTGTAACAAATGATGAAGGCTTGAGAAGAATAGATACATCAGTAAAAGAAGTTATATACATAAAAGTTAAAAAATAAATTGTTAATAACTTTATAAAAAAAACATCAAAAAATTTTTATATCTCGGATAATTTGTGTATATTTATATATAAATAAGTAATAACGAATAATAATTAACGAATGAAACAATTGACACTAGCAATAGTACTATTCTTCGCGGGCCAGTCTCTAATCTGGTTCCAGACAAACGGCCAATTCATATGGAAATGGTTCGAAAAAAATCCAATAATTTTATCAATAGGCATGGGAAGTATAATATCCTATATGTTTATATTTGCTACCAAACATGTTGTAGCTCACTTTGATGGCTTGCTTTGGCCAGGCAGATTTATAGGCTTTGGCACAGGAATGATATCGTTTGTTGTATTAACATGGATTTTTATGGGAGAAGGTATAACAACAAAAACTGCAGTTTCACTTGTATTAGCAACGACACTAGTTTGTATACAAATATTATGGAAATAATTTTTATATGTCGGAAAAATTTATTATATTATAGAATATGGCAAAGCAATTAGGATACGCATGTATAAACATGCACTTACGAAAACAAGGTATATACACAGGCCGCTCAATGATTAGGCGAACATTCGATGCAAAAGGTCTAGACTATGTGTCAGAATTGTGTATAGCAAATACCAAAGACTTAATCAAGATTATTCAATGGAATGAGGACAATGGAATAAAAGTATTCCGTATGTCTAGTGACATATATCCGTGGATGTCTGAATATGAATTTACAGACCTGCCTGGCTACGATGAATTATGTGTGCTATTAAAGCAAGCTGGCGACTTGGCTCAAGGTTATGGCCAAAGGTTGTCATTCCACCCAGGCCAGTTTACAGTGCTAGCTTCACCAACTCAAAAAACAGTAGAAGGTGCTTGGAACGAACTTAATAAGTCTGCTCAAATTATGGACCTTATGGGTTTACCACGAACACGTATGGCAAAAATCAATATACATGTTGGCGGTGCTTATGGCAACAAGGAAACAGCTCTTGTTAGGTTTTGCAATAATTTCGACAAATTATCAGAATCAGCAAAATCCAGGTTAACAGTGGAAAACGACGACAAAGCTAGCATGTATTCAGTTCAAGATTTATATACAGGTGTATTCCAAAATACAGGTATACCTATTGTATTCGATTATCACCACCACAAATTCTGTACAGGTGGTCTTACCGAAGAACAAGCACTAAAACTAGCAGCATCTACATGGGGTGATGTAAAACCTTGTACTCATTATTCCGAATCACGTAGGCGAGAACAAGGACTCATAGTTGAAACTTTTCTTAAAAACAGTAATATACCAATGGAAAAGTTATCCGAATATCCTACTATGGAAAAGCTACACAAGGAATCTCAAAAAATAAAAGTACAAGCACATTCAGACTTAGTTGTAGACGAAATCAACGACTATGGTCTAGACATCGATGTGGTTGTCGAAGCAAAGCATAAGGAAATAGCTGTAATAGGCTACTTAAAAAAATACAAAAATAGTTTACATAAAGTTTTATAATGTGGAATATTTTTGTTATATTAACTAAATAATAATTAAAAACAGGAGAAAAAAATGGCTATTGATTTAGAAGCAATCCGACGTAAGTTAAATAACTTACAAACACAAACAGGAAGACAAGACAACTTGTGGAAACCTGAACCAGGTAAGAACCAAGTAAGAATTGTACCTTACCAACACAACAAAGAAAATCCGTTTATTGAAATGTATTTTCACTATGACTTAGGTAAAAAGAATTACCTATCACCAGTAACTTATGGCGAAGCAGACCCAGTAGAAGAGTTTGCACAAAAGCTTAGAGCAACAGGTAAATCTGATGACTTTAAATTGGCAAGAAAACTATCACCGAAAATGAGATGTTATGTGCCAGTTATTGTTAGAGGAGAAGAATCTGATGGTGTTAAATTTTGGGGATTTGGTAAGCAGGTATATACTGAATTGCTAGGATTTATTTCAGACCCAGACTATGGTGATATCACAGATGTAAAATCTGGTAGAGATATCTCTGTAGAATTCACACCAGCAGAAGGAGTAGGGAACTATCCTAAAACTGCAATCCGTGTAAAACCAAATCAGACACCAGCAACAACAGATGCAAACATTGCAGATAAAATTGTTAGTGGACAAAAAGAAATCTTTGAAATTTTTAGAAAAAATTCATACGATGACTTAAAAGCTGTATTGGAAGAATGGTTGAACCCAGATGGTGGTGAAGCAGCTCCAGCTCAAACATCAACAGCTGCAGCAACAGGCGTATCATCAACAAAAGATGTTGAATCAGCATTTGATGATTTATTTAACGAGTAAGAGGAAATTAACATGGCAAAGGATAAGACAAAACGAGATGAATTAGCCAGCGTATTAGCTGACTCATTAAACAAACAGTTTAAAGGAATGAAAGTTGCATACTTTCTAGATGGTGCAGATGAAACACCAACTGACTTAACTGAATGGATAAGTACAGGTTCATCTTTACTTGACCTAGCTATTTCAAATAGAGCTAATGGTGGTTTACCGGTAGGTAGAATTACAGAAATTACTGGAATGGAAGCTTCTGGTAAATCACTCATTGCAGCTCATCTACTCGCTAACACGCAAAAGCAAGGAGGCCTTGCAGTATACATAGATACAGAAAATGCCATGAATGAGGAGTTTTTAACTGCTATAGGAATGGACATTTCTAAGATGTTGTATATTCAACTCGAAGCTGTAGAAGATATATTTGAGGTTATTGAAAATATAATCTTAAAAGTAAAAGAATCAGACAAAAATAGATTGGTATCAATTGCAGTAGACTCAGTAGCTGCAGCAACAACAAAAATTGAACAGGCTCAAGACTATGACAAAGAAGGTTGGGCTACGTCAAAAGCAATTGTGTTGTCAAAAGGTATGAGAAAAATTACTCAGTTAATTGGTAGAGAAAGAGTATGTTTGATATTTACAAATCAGCTAAGAGAAAAGCTAGGTGTTATGTTTGGTGACAAATATACTACATCAGGCGGTAAAGCAATCCAGTTTCATGCTAGTTGTAGATTAAGATTGAAAGCAGCAGGACAGATTAAAGCTAAGGTTAACGGTAAAGAACAAGTTATAGGTATTAAAACAAAGGCAAAGGTTGTCAAGAACAGAATGGGACCACCTTTACGAGAAGCAGAATTTAATATTTATTTCGAATCAGGCATCGATGACTTTGGTGGTTGGCTTCAGGTGTTAAAAGACTACAGCCTTATTAAACAAGGCGGTTCTTGGTATACTTATACTGATGATGTAACAGGCAAAGAAATAAAGTTTTTATCAAAAGACTTTGAAAAGTTAGTACTTTCTGACCCCGAAAGGAAAGAGAGAATATATAACAAGATTTGCGAAACATTGATTATGGCATACAAAACAGATGATTTAGGTATCGATGATATTGAAATCGGAAATGATGATGTGCCAATAGGATAATAATAACTATGCGTGGCGGAATGCTAATTGACATGTATATAAAACATGAATATATTAGCTTGGAGATACGCAACCTTTATAAGCTACTTGTAGCTACTAAGGTTTATGGTGGCGCTAACAACGACCCCGAGTTCCTCAAGAGTACAGGAACTATAAGGCTTTTTTTAAGTTTTTAGCCTACAAATTTGTACTTGAAAAACTGTTGGTTCGAATCCAACCGCATAGATATTATTATATTAAATTAATTTAAAAAGAATAAAAGAATAAAATATGAAAAGATTATTAGCAGTATTATTAGTTTCGCTTGGACTACAAACACAAGCACAAACCTTATGTGATTCAAACATGACTTACACAATAGGCTCACAATATCAATTAGAAATAGCAATACCAGTAACTGGAAATAGTTTGCCTACTATGGCACCTTTGTATGCTGTAACTTATGGTGGTCAAACAATGTTGGGTCAAGACAGTTGTTTTAGTGGTCCTTGTACACACTTAGTATACAATTACAATCCAACCACAGGAATGCCTTATGATACAATAACAACGTGTATATCTTATACTTTAACAGATTCATTAGGTTATGTTGACACAATGAGTTGTTGTTTCAATCAAGTATGGGACGGACAAGCTTGGATGTTAATGAGCAACATTGGAGTACCAACTGCAATATTAGAATATGAATGTCAAATGGGATGTAGTTGTTGTATGAGTAATAAAATATACGATATGCTAGGTAGAGAGTTAACAGAAATACCTACAGGTAAAATGTATATTAGAAATCAAAAATTATATATAAGAAAATAAAGGAGAAAATTATGGATATGTATTATTTAGCAAGAGTTAAAGTAGCGACCGACAACGGAACTAAGGTTACTTGGAAAAAAGAAGCTTATTTAGTTTCAGCGGTATCAGTTACGGATGCAGAAGCAATAGTAAATAAAGACTTTGCCAATGACTCAGTAGAATTTGAGGTTGTTGAAGTTAAAAAATCTGATGTAATCAAGGTGTTGTAAAGCACCTAGTTCTGCTAACAAAGGCCACCTTCACGTGGTGCAGAATGTTAAGAGTTAAAAATCCTCACTATGGTAAAGATTTATTTAACCAACCAAGAGCCTTTATTTTTAAACTAAAAAAAGAAATTATATGAAAAGATTGACAGTACATTTAGAGAACCAACAAACAGTTGACACTCAAAAGCCAGTGGCTAAAACAAAAAAGTCTACATCAATATCAGCTTATCAAAGAGGTATAGACCAGGGTATAAAAGACAAAGCTCAAGCTGAGTCAGATGATGGTAAAAAATCTAAATCTAAAGGAAGATTTAAGACGTATACTACAATAACAGTTAGAGACTTGAAAGATAGTAAAGCTGTTGAAGCAGCTCTTTCTGATGTTAGGTCTAAGTATACAATAGCAATATGCAAAGACTCTAAAAGGAGTTACTGGAAAGCAGGTGAAGAAATGTTTCATATAGCGAATCAGAAATAATACTGAGCAGCTGTATATTTATATATGTTAACGTACTAAGTAGGCGATAACATTAAAATTATTTAAGGAGATTTATTATGACAAGACACTTATTAGGTGAGAGACTCTTCTCTACCGATTTATTATTCAAAAATTTTTTCGACACAAATGTAGGATTTGGTTCAGCAATGGATACAAAGCCTGATTATCCGGTTGACGTATTTGTTGACAACGAAGTACTATGCTTTGATATCGCATGTGTTGGATTGGAAAAAGACGACATACACGTTTTAGTAGAAGGAAACACTTTAAAGGTTACCTACAAAAAACCTACTGTCGAATCAAACCCATCAAATAAAGAAGCACCAACTTATATCCATAGAGGAATTGCAAGACGTAGTTTTGATATGGGATGGAAGGTCAGTCCGGACTTTGACTTAACAAGTCTGGATGCAGAAATGAAAAATGGTTTATTACAAATCACAGTTCCAAAATTCGAAACGGCAAAAGCCAAGTTTATAGAAATAAAATAACAAACAGCCTACTTAGTACGTTAATTATTTTTATATGTCGGATATTTTTATTATATTAGATATATGAAACAAAGTTATATAGAAATCCTGAAAAATCTAAAAAAAGATGATTCAGTAAATCAGTCACCAGACGATAGAATACTCGTGATTGATGGATTAAACACATTTATTAGGGCATTTGCCGTCAACCCTAGTATGAACGAAGACGGTATACATATTGGAGGGATGACGGGTTTTCTGCAGTCTATTGGTTACGCAATAAAAAACATCAAGCCTACAAGAGTTATTGTATGTTTTGATGGTAAAGGTGGTTCTAGTAAAAGGCGAAAACTCTTTCCCGAGTACAAAGCAAACAGAAAAGTTAGAAAGCGGTTAACCCGTCTAGACTCCTTCCACAATCAAGAAGATGAAAGTATATCTATGAAAAATCAAATTCGTAGATTAACTCAGTATCTTGACACTCTACCAATTACGGTGATAGCACCAGAAAACATAGAAGCTGATGATGCTATGGCGTACTTGTCACAACAAGTTTATCCTGAAAGTCACTTCTATATAATGTCAACTGACAAAGACTTTCTACAACTTGTTGATGATAGAGTACAAGTTTGGTCACCTACTAAAAAGAAATACTATTTTAAAGAAACAGTAAATGATGACTTTGAAATACCTGCTCACAACTTCTTGCTTTATAGAACTATGAAAGGTGATGCATCGGATAATATTCCTGGTATAAGAGGTGTAGGTGTAAAGACATTAAAGAAAAAACTTCCTATATTATTTGAAGATAAAAAACTTACTTTGGACGAAATGATTAGTCATGTAAAAGATTTAGACGACACTTCAAAAGTAATATCAGATATTAAAAATAGTGAAGATATGATAAGGTTAAACTATGATTTGATGCAACTAAGCAACGTTGACATTCCTGGTAGTATAAAATCAGGAATAATTGATGCAGTTAGAAAACCTATAAATAGATTAGTAAAGTATAAATTCCAGAAACTCATGTTAGAGGATAAGACAAACTCTGCAATTAGAAATCCAGACCTTTGGCTAAAAACATGTTTTTCTCACCTAGAAGCAATGGCATCAAAAAGTTATGAGTGATAGATTAAGCGAGTTTGGTTATACATTCCAGATAAAAATTATAACATGTCTACTAAAAGACAAACAGTTTCTTCAACAGATTGACGATATACTTCAACCTGAATATTTTGAGAATGAATCAAATCAATTTTTGGTTTCAGTTATAAAAGAATATTTTAAGGAATATAAATCTCAGCCAACAGCAGAGGTATTAAAGGTAAAGATATCTGAAATTACTGACGATGTGTTTAAGAAAAGTATAGTTGCTAACGTAAAGGACACTTTTAAATATGTAGACTCACAAGACCTAGATTTTGTAATGAAGCAAACATTGGACTTTTGTAAAAATAAAGTTTTAAAGAATGCAATAATTGACTCTGTCGAATTACTAAAATCAGGAAAATATGACGCAATAAAAGCTAAGGTTGATGCTGCAATGACAGCAGGTACAGAAAGAAATGTAGGCCATGATTACGTTGCAATGGTAGAAGAAAGATATAACCAAGCAACAAGACACATATTACCTACAGGCTGGGATGTGATTGATAATCTTATGGACGGCGGGTTAGGTAAAGGCGAGCTTGGAGTTGTTGTTGCACCAGCTGGAATTGGTAAATCGTTTCTGCTTGTTAACTTAGGTGCAAATGTTATCAAACAAGGTAAGAATGTACTACACTATACACTCGAATTAAACGAAGCTTATGTTGGATTAAGATACGATTCAGTTATAACAGGAATTGCAAACCAAGAGCTTAAATATAATATCGATTCTGTAAAGGAAACAGTTGAAAAGATACCAGGTAATTTAATTGTAAAATACTATCCAACAAAAACAGCTGCTATATCAACAATAGCTTCTCATGTCGAAAGGTACAGAATGCTAGGTAAAGAACCTGATATGGTAATTTTGGATTATGCAGATTTATTAAGAGGTAACGGCGGACAAAAAGACTATAGGTTAGAGCTAGGTAATATTTATGAAGAACTAAGAGGTCTTGCAGGTACTTTAGATGTGCCAGTTTGGACAGCATCACAAGCAAACAGATCTGCACTTCAGGAAGATGTAATCCAGGCAGACAAGATTGCAGAATCATATTCAAAGATTATGACAGCAGATTTTGTAATGTCATTATCTAGAAAGATAGAAGATAAAGTTGGAGGCACAGGTAGAATACATGTTATCAAAAATAGATTTGGGCCTGATGGTATAACTTTTCCAAGTCAGATAAATACAAACAACGGTAACTTTAACATATTTGATGAAAACTCAGTTACAGGTAAAGAGCTAACAACTCAGATGAGTAACCATCAAGAATATTTAAGAAAAGAAATGAAAAAGAGGTTCGAAGAACTTGATGACTAATATATTTATACTAGCAATGCCAACAGCTGTTGGCATTATAAGTCAGAACACTTAAAAATAAAGGGAAGAAAATGGAAATATCAAATCAAATATTATCGGAAATTACAGTTTATATGAAATACGCAAAGTATGCGACAGATTTAAACAGAAGAGAGACGTGGGAAGAGTTGGTGACTCGTAATAAAAAAATGCACCAAAAGAAATTCCCGATGTTAAAAGATGAGATTGAAGAAAAATATAAATTAGTGTATGATAAAAAAATACTACCGTCAATGCGTAGTTTACAATTTGGTGGAAAACCTATTGAGATATCTCCAAACAGAATTTACAACTGTGCGTATCTTCCAATCGATTGCGTTGACGCTTTTAGTGAAACTATGTTTTTATTACTAGGTGGTACTGGAGTTGGATACTCAGTACAAAGACATCACGTAAACAAGCTACCTGTAATACAAAAACCTTGGCCGAAAAGAAAGAGAAGATTTTTAGTAGGTGATTCTATTGAAGGTTGGGCTGACGCTATCAAAGTTCTTATGAAATCATATATGAATGGTGGTGGAAGTAATATAGAATTTGATTATTCAGATGTAAGACCTAAAGGTTCTATGCTAGTTACTTCTGGTGGTAAAGCTCCAGGACCTCAGCCATTAAAAGAATGTATTCTTAAACTTACAGGAATATTGGAGACTAAGCAGGCTGGAGAAAGACTAACTACATTGGAAGCTCATGATATTATTTGCCACATTGCTGATGCTGTATTGGCTGGCGGTATTAGAAGAGCCGCACTTATTAGTTTATTCAATGCTGATGATGACGAAATGATTAGTTGTAAAAGCGGTAACTGGTGGGAAACAAATCCACAAAGAGGTAGAGCGAACAATTCAGCTTGTCTAATGAGACATAAAATAACTCAAGAATTCTTTATGGACCTATGGAAAAGAGTAGAGCTTTCAGGTGCTGGTGAACCAGGTATATACTTTAATAACGATAAAGATTGGGGAACCAATCCTTGTTGTGAAATAGCATTAAGACCAAATCAGTTCTGTAATCTTTGTGAAGTAAATGTTTCTAATATAGAATCACAAGAAGATTTAAACGAAAGAGTTAAGGCTGCTGCGTTTGTTGGAACTTTACAGGCAGGGTATACAGATTTTCATTATTTGCGAGATGTTTGGAGAGAAACAACAGAAAAGGATGCGTTGATTGGTGTAAGTATGACAGGTATTGGTTCAGGTGTAGTACTTGGATATGATATGAAAAAAGCAGCAAGTTTAGTTAAGAGAGAGAATACTCGAGTTGCTAAAATTATCGGAATAAACAAATCAGCTAGAACAACGACTGTAAAGCCAGCAGGTACTACAAGTTTAGTTTTAGGTACAAGTTCAGGTATTCATGCATGGCACAATGAATACTATGTACGTAGAATTCGAGTTGGCAAAAACGAGTCAATATACCAACATCTAAAAACAAACCATCCAGAGTTAGTTGAAGATGAATATTTTAGACCACATGATACTGCAGTTATTCAAGTACCTCAAAAATCACCTGAAGGTTCGATATTAAGAACAGAATCTCCATTTAACACACTTGAAAGAGTTAAGAAAGTTGCAACTGAATGGGTAGTACCAGGACATAGAAATGGCAGTAACACACATAACGTTTCTGCAACGATTAGCTTGAAAGAAAACGAATGGGATTTAGCAGGAGAATGGATGTGGCTTAATAGAAAATACTACAATGGCCTATCAGTTCTACCTTATGATGGCGGAACATATACTCAAGCTCCATTCGAAGATATTACTAAAGAAAAATACAACGAGATGATGAAGGTACTAACAGATGTAGATTTATCAAATGTTATAGAAATTGAAGATAATACAAATCTATCTGGTGAGCTAGCATGTGCAGGAGGTAGTTGTGAAATCAATTAGAGAAGATTGGATACAACAATTATACTATAAAATGTATTATATGTCGTAAAAATTTGTTATATTATATATAAATAAAAAGGTTACAGATGAAACAAAATTACATATTAGGAGCAGGACCAGCAGGTTTGATAGCTGCATATTTTAATAAAGACTATAAGGTTATAGACGAAAAACCTTTAGGTCAATTAAACATGCCGTTTATACCAGGCCCTAGACTTTTGCAGTCAAATCCAAACATGAAATGGTTTGTAAAGGAAGTTGCAAATGATTTAGAATTAAAAATTGAAAAGTGTGTTATAGGTTATCATGAAAAAGAAGGTGTGTATGATTCACCTGACGAAAACTTTAAAAAGAAATACAGCATGAGAACAAGAGGCAATGAAGGCGAAGGCAGTCATTTGTCAGAAGGTAAGACAGAAATCATGCATTGCGAAGTTGATGAGTTGGGTGAAGATAGCTATAAAGAAATATTTACGAGACTACTTAGTATTATAGAAGAAAGAGGTCAGTTAATAAAAACATCTGTAAAATCAATTGACACAACCTTGAGCCAATTAGAGTTAGCAAATGGCTCAACATTAGAATATGGTAATATAATAAATACTTTAAATATAAACATATTAAGAAAGATATGCGCAGATGTTGATAACGAATGTACAAAACTAGGATTTGATTTTTCAACAAGCAAAAAATCTTTTTATAAATGTAGTTATGGATTTACAGTACCTGAGGCTATGGATAGTAAGCATCCTTCATTAACATATGACTACATATATTCAATACATGCAGACTGGACAAGATGTACATATTTTAAAGATTATATTGTATACGAATCTGTTAAGCCTATAGAAGGTGACAGCATCGAAGGAAATAAAATAGAAATGAAGTTTGAGGATTTACCTATACAGATAGAGAAAAGCCAAAAAATCAATGAAATAAAAGGAATCACTTTGTTAGGTAGATTTGCAGAATGGAATCATAAAATAAAAGCTAACGAAGTATTAGACAGGGTGAAAGAATGGATAGATTAAAAGAAGTATTTAAGATACAAAAAGAATTTACTAATAAATTTTTCGAAAAACAAGGTTTATCGTTAAATGAGGTGATGGAGGATAAAGAACTTAAGATTAAATGGAACAAGGAGTACGTTCTAGCGCTGTCTAAAGAGGTATATGAAGTACTCGATGAGATAGATTGGAAAATGCACACTTCTAAAAATACAGAAGATATTAACGACAATGTATTAGAAGAATGTGTTGATGTACTAAAATACTTATTTGGTATTATACAATTAAATGGTTTTGGTGTAGATGATTTGTATGAAAAATTTATAGATAAATCAAAAGTTGTTGAAGCAAAGTTCAATCAAGAAGAAGTAATGGATAGAATTAAGGCTTCAGATAAGCAAATAGCTTTTATTGATATCGATGGAGTACTTGCCGATTGGCCAGGTGGTTTTTTAGAATGGGCAGGGTATAAATCTCTTGCTGAATTCAAAAGTCAGGTTGACAAAAAAGAGCAATACAAAATTAAGTCTGAATATAGAACTTGCGGTATTAAAGCTAAACTTAAAGTATTGTCAGGTGTAGAATCTTTTATGAAGAAGACATGTGAAGAATATAATGTAGTATTGCTTACAGCAAGACCATACAAGAAATACTTTAGAATATATTCAGATACAATAAAGTGGTTGGCTGATAACAATATTTGTTATGATGCTATTGTATTTGATGAAGAAAAAGAAAAATATATTATCAATAACTTTGATACAGATAAAGTAGCTTTCTGTATAGATGATGATATACAAAATGCAAACAAGCTTCATGACAGTGGATTCAAAGTGTTCCTAAGAAAGAACTTAGGTATATACTCACAGAAAACACTTGATAGAAAACTAAACGAAGGAATTAAAACAATTAACGGAAATATAATAGAGGTTATTCACAATGAAGATTAATATAAAAAAATTAGACCCAACAGCGGTAATACCAAAATATGCAAAGCAAGGCGATGCAGGTATGGATTTAACATCAGTGTCAATGAAGATAAAATATAGTGACGATAAAGAAGGTTATACATCAAAAGAAGTTAAGTATATCGAATACGATACAGGCTTGGCTATGGAAATACCTGAAGGATATGTAGGTTATCTATTCCCGCGAAGCTCTGTATCAAAAACAGATCTAATGCTAGCAAACTGTGTCGGAGTAGTTGACTCAGGTTACAGAGGCCCTGTAAAGTTAAGATTTAAAAAATCAGGTTGTTCAACAGACATTTCAAGATATTCACCAGGTGATAGAGTAGGTCAGATTATTATCATGCCTGTGCCTAATTTTGAATTTAAAGAAGTTGATGAGTTAAGTGATACAAGTAGAGGAGATGGAGGATTTGGTAGTACAGGAAGTTAAGTTAACTTATTGCTTCTACGAGAATCCAGCTGCAAAACAAGAAATTAAGTTTTGGGAATCTTTGGTAGAGGATAGAATAAAAACAAAGTCTTTTATAGGAGACAATTGGGGATATTCATTAGAAAAAGATGACGAACGAGAATTCTTATGCTGCATACCTCTACAAGATTTAAACAGAGATTTCGAACCTACTAAAGTTGCAGATGATGTATTTGGTTTACATAGAGAAAATGAATTCGATATACTTGTATATAACAAAGTACTTATATTTGGAAAGGTAGAAACAGAACAGCTAACTTATATATCAACTAAAATGAAAATATGGCAAAAATAATACACATAGATGGACCTGATAAAACAGGAAAAGATTCTATAAGAAGACAGGTTGTAAGCAACGCAGAAGGAAACGCGCTAGTTTATGTCAGGTCTTTTTTATCACAAATAGTGTACTCTAGATTATATAATAGAGACATAGATGAAGACAAGTGGTTTTCATTGTGGAAAGAAGCTTACAGTAGAGGTGAAGAGTTTTATTTTATCGACTGTTCTTTTGAGCTTGTTAAAGAAAGATTTGTAAAGCACGATGAAAAAGATTTGGATATAAGAGATTGGAAAGAACACAGAAGAGTGTTTTACCATGTACTTGAAATTGCAGAAAATTTCTATGGAATGGATATAAAAAGAATAGATACGACAAAAGATACAGTGTCACAATCAGCAGAAAAAATACAGGAGAAATTATGAGAAAATTATTTATAACAGGTGAAAGTGGAATGCTAGCAACCTCTATAATTAAAGCGTTGGAAGAAAGCGGGACAGAAAGATTTGAGGTAATGGACAATTCTGATTTAGCAGAATATACAAATGACTTTAGTTATTTAAACGGAAAGCTTGTGAAATCAAAAGAGGTAGATGTTACAGATACTGATGTACTAGACAAGGTAGCATCAAGACTTACTGAAGACGATATTATAATTCACACTGCTGCTTATGTGAATACAGATAAGTGCGATGACTTTTCATACGAAGCTGTTAACTCAAATATTATAAGTACTCAAAATCTTATTAACATAGCAAGCAGTGTTGGTTGTAAAATGATATACTTTTCTACTACAGCCGTATTCAATCCTGATGAATACATGAAGAACAATGGAGAGTTTAATGAAACAGCACCTATAGACCCAAAAACACTATATGGTCTTTCAAAGTATTCAGGTGAGCTTGCTGTAAAACAGGCTATGGACTTCGAAAAAATGATGGTAATAAAGCCTGTGTTTATTTATGGTGACGCACCATTCGATAACTCGTCTATGATAAGAAAGATAACAGAAAAAGTATATTGTAGTAAGAACAACATACCTTATACATTGTCTCCACTTAACAAAAATGGCAAACTTGATGTATTACTTGACCCTTCAATAGAAAAAGACTATATGAGATATGAATATTTCGCTGATATGTTTTTGACTATACTTATGATGGATAATGGTTGGGGTAAAGACTTTATTATAAGTAAAGATAAGCCAATGCCATTTGAAAATTACTTATACCTTATTCAAGAAATTACACAATGCAACGATTTAACAGAACACATAAATTTAATTCCAGAAGGTGACTATCTTGCAAGACACAATGGGAAATCAGAAAACTTTTATAAATTATATCAACATTACAATCTGTCTGCAAATGCAATGAATTCAGCAGAAGGTATAACAAAAACATATTTATCGATAGCAAAGCATTATGAAGAAAATAGCACAGAAAATAGAAAGCCTGTTAAGCAAACAAGACAGTGGCACGTATAGAGAAGTATACAATTTTAATTACGAGGTAGAGGTCGATTCAGACTTTATGGATAAAAAAATACCTCCTGCTTTAGAAGGCGATGAGATTGAAAGAAACGAGATTATAGAAGACATACTTCAGATATGCGAAACAAAAGGCATAGAGTCTAGACAGTGTGTACTTCATAAAGCTTATCAAGATAATCCAGATTTAGCAGCATGTCTTTCTACAATACAGGCAATAGCAAGAGATGGAAAGATAGACCTGCATGTTTTTGTAAGAAGTCAAAACTTCGATAACAATTTCTGCTATGACAACCAGACTTATATGATGGTTATGTCTGCACTTATAGCTTGTTGGCCAAAATATAGGCCTGGAAAAATATATGTTAAGATAACATCTCTTCATAGGTTTATGGAGAATGGAAATAAGCCGTGGACTTATTGTTAATAACTTTCAAAAAATACTTCCTCAAATCCTTTCATATCTCCCATAAATTTGTTATATTATAGTATAATATAAAAAAGGTAATCTATGTGTCAAAAGTGTGACTTAAAACTAAAATACAAAACAGGAAATAAATTTACAAATTACGTTCCTTTGCATGGCCATTCTACTTACTCACAAGGGGATGGCGTAACAAAAATTGAAGATATAATGACGCGTGCAAAAGAGGTTGGTGCACCTGGTATATCACTAACCGAACATGGAAATATGTCGTCTTTCTACAAGTTTTATAAACATGCAAAGGAAAGTAATATAAATCCAATCGTAGGTTGTGAACTATATACAAATGACTTATACCACTCAGATAATGAAAAGTTCCTTGAACTTAAAAAAGGTTCTACAGATGTAATTGGTGATGCTGGTGAACACCTTGATAAGACTGCTGCTGCAAACAATCACACTTTAGTTTATTCAAAAAACTATGAAGGTGTAAAGAATATATTAAAAGTATCTAATGCAAGTTTCGATACGTTTTATAGAAAGCCTCTTTCAAGTATGGATAAAGTATACAATACACTAGATGAGAATAATATAATTACAACAGGTTGTTTACAATCAAAATGGAATCAATATATACTTGCAGGAAATGAAGTTGCAGCATTAGAACTTATAAAAAAATATAGAGATAAGTTTGGTGATGATTTTTATTTGGAGATACAGCTAAACAATCTAGATATACAAATGCAATGTAATAATTTCTATCATAAAGTATATCAGAAAACAGGAATAAAGCCTGTGTTCTCTCTTGATTATCACTATGCAAATAAAGATGATTGGTACATTCAATATCTTTTATATGTAATACGTCAAAGAGAAACTGTACAGTCTTACACTCCAGATGATTGGTTTTATACAGTACACTCACTTTATATTAAAGAGATAGATGAAATATATGCTGAAGCAGAAAAATATGGAATGGATAAAAACTTTCTTGAACTTGCAATAGATTCTACTTTTGAAATAAACGACAAGGTAAATATTGAATTGCCAAAATATCCTGACAACTTCCCTAAGTATCATGAAGACAAAAAGCAAAGTGAAACTGAATTTATGGATAAGCTAAAAGTTAAATGGGTTGAAAAAATAGGTAATGGCTTACTACCTGAAAACGACAAACGATATACAGACAGACTTAAATACGAATTAGACATTATAAAAGACAAAGGATTTATCGATTATTTTTTAATTCTAGATGACTTATTAAATAATTTTGTATACAAAGTAGGTGGTGCAACTGGTGCTGGTAGAGGTTCTGCTGGTGGTTCACTTGTACTATTTGTACTAGATATTACAAAAATCGATCCGATAAGACATAATTTAATTTTTGAAAGGTTCTTAAACCCTGCTAGAATTGACCCTGCCGATGTGGATTTGGACATTGATTCCGATACACAAAAGTTGTGCGAAGGTTATCTTAAAGAAAAGTTTGGTACTGAACGTGTATGTCACATTGCAAACTTTGGAAAATTTGGTGCTAAAACAACTGTAAAGGATTTATGTAGAATACATGAACTTGACTTTGTATTATCAAACAAACTTACAGGATATTTTAGCGATGACCCAAACTCACCTATAGATATAGAAATGAAAAACGCTTTTAGCATTGCACAGAAAAAAGGTGAAAAAGACTTAATGGCGTTTATAAAGGACAACAAAGAACTGTTCTTGAAAGTTGCACCTAAAATGGTAGGTATGGTAAGACAAACAGGTAGACACGCTTCAGGTATATTAGTAAGTAATAAAGATTTAGACTGTTCAGAAATACCTTTGTTAAGATTAAAAGGCGAAACAGTAACTGGTGTACAAGAAGGTGGTGATGAACGAGAGGTTAGTGAACTTGGTTATTGTAAGCTAGATATTCTTGGTCTTAAAGCAGCATCAGTAATAAATGATACATTCAAACTTATAGAAAGCAAGCATGGAGAAAAAGGTTTAGAACAACGAATTCTAAAATCTGACTTCGATGACAAAATGGTTTATGATGAGTTCGAAACAGGTAACTGTAAAGACATATTTCAATTTGGCTCTGATAATATGATAAATTTAATTAGGACAATAAAACCTAAAAACATTGTTGACTTATCATCCATCAATGCCATGTTTAGACCTGCAATAATTCAGGCCGGAGGAATTGACGAGTATATCAAAAACCGACAAAATCCGGAAGAGGCAAAATTTTTGCTAGACGAAAAATCACCACTGCTGTGGGATATATTAGGAGAATCATTTGGTGTTCCAATATTTCAAGAGCAGATTATGTTTATTCTACAAAAAATTGGTGGCTTTACACTTGCTGAAGCAGATGGTGGTAGAAAAATTCTTAAATTACTACATAAAGGTAATCAAGAAAAGAAAGGTAATTTCTATGATATGCTTGATAGATTCAAAAAAGGCGCAAAAGCAAATGGCATGAAGGATAGAGATATAGATGAGTTACTAGACGTACTAGGTAAATATTCAGAATACTCATTTAATAAGTCTCACTCGCTAGCATATGCTATGAACGCTTATATATCAATGTGGCAAAAGGTACATTTTCCAAAAGAGTATTACGCTTCGCTTCTTAACCATTCAACAAATGCAGAGTTAAGCTGGTTTGTTAAACAGATAAAAAGTAAAGGTATAAAGTTTAATGACTTCGAAATAGGACAGACAGGTAATAGTTTTGAAATAGACTATGAAAATGATTCTATAAAATTTGGATTAAACCTTGTAAAAGGTATACCAGATAAAGATGCTGCACTTATAAACTCTATCAAAAAAAGTGATATCAATACAATTAAAGAACTTATAGAATTTATACTTAGTAAAAAAGTTACAAAGCGTACATACGAACCTCTTTGTAGACTAGGTTATTTTAACTCTATACTTAAAAACTCTAGAGTGTTAGAGGAAATAGTAAATGCCTGTAGAAACAAAAAGAAGTCGCAGACAATCGATGCAATAATTCAAGAAATCTTACAGGAAACTACAGGTGAAAAAGACTGGGACAAAACACAAAAGTTTGAATGGGAAAAGAAATACTTTGATTTTTATTTTAACGAACACCCTTTTGCAAAATATAAGGAGTTTTTCTACGACCACGCACCTGATATTATTGCACAGTTAACAAGTCCTAAGCAAATACCTGATGACTTGGATAAAGGTCAGTTCCAACTATATGGTATTATAAACAAAATAATTATTAAAAAATCTAAAAAGACAGGTAGGGAATTTTATAAAATTGTGTTAGAAGATGACGTCAAACAGTTGTTTATAACCATATTTAATACTAGAGATATATCAGGTCTTAACGAAGGTGAGTTTGTTTTAATACCTTCATCAAAAAACAAATTTGGTTTCACAAAAAGCAAAAACTCTTCGATAAAAAAGTTGATATAATTTTAATATATCGGAAAGTTTTGTTATATTTATATTAAATAAAAAGGTTATAGAAATGCAAGATAAATTAAGTTACGACGTGGTAGAAAACCTGAGAATTGTAATGGGAACATTACCTGAGGAACAGCCACTACTAAAAACAGAATTCAAAATATTATCAGATGAGGTTGAGGTCACATTAGAAGACCACATGTCAAATCCTTATAAGTCTATGTTTGTTACTAGCACATCGACATGGGGTGATAATGAATTTAAAAGAAAATGGCCATTAACTTCACCAGAAGGAAAGCTTGAAGTTGTAAAGGCTGTAATGACTCACAACACACTGCCTCAAGCAAGAGAAATGATACAGTTTATATTTCGTGTAAGAGGTGTACCAAGATGGCTATTCGACTATCACACACAAACACCATTTACTAGCTTTATGAGTATAGGCTGCCGTGATAACAATAAATCAGATGTAGACATCGTAACTCTTTCTTCTTTAGAGGAGAAGGAGATAAAAGTTATGGAGAGACTTAAGGCTCTTTATTCAAAAGCTTTAGATACAGACCAAGCTTCTTGGCAGTCTGCAAGGTCATTTTTACCACAATCATACCAGCACTCATATCATTTTGGACAGAATCTACTTTCACTTGTGAGCATGAGAGGTTTTAATGCGTCAGGCACTTTCAATCTAATGGACAATAAAGACTGGGCATTAAATGAATTATATAAAAAGGTTGTGGAATCAGTTACAGAAAAATTCCCTTTAATAGGTGAATACTTAAGAGTGATATCAGAAGATACAGAAAATGTATTAGAGTTTATTAAAAATATTAAATATGAGGATTTGAAAGAATCTGATAAAAAGTTATTTGAAAATGAGTAATATTAAAATTAAAAAAGGCATCGAATGTCTAGACGTTGAAATACTAATGTGGAATCCTGATTCTCAAATGATAACATATAAAGTAACAGGAACACCAGTATGTCAATACGATCAGCATTCAAGAGCTAGAGTTGGAATTAAATTTAAAGACTATAAGGTAAGCGAAAAACCAAACTATGTTGTATATACACAAGTATGGGATACAATGCAGAAAGACCCTAAATTTAAACAAGAGGTTATAGAAACATTGGAACAGCTTGAGGAGATTAGAGAAGAGCGTGAAGTAAACATGTTTTCTCAAGTAGAAATGTCTGCACTAAATCTTATGTCAAGAGAATGTAGTTATGTTGTAGAGCAAAATATAGGTTCGCTTCGAGGTCAAATGACAAGAAGACTTCAATTTTGTGAAGAAGAATTTATTGTTGGTTTACACTGGCTATTAAGAGAAAAGATGATAGAAGCAGGTATAGGTTTGGCTGAAGGTTTTAAACCTATGTGTGACATTACAAAAAAATGTGAATATGCTAAAGCAGATTATTTATCTAACGCGTTTGGCTGTTTATTTGCTGGATGTGGAAGATGGAAATCACACACAGAGTTTGCAAGTTTTAATCAATCATGTACAACACCTGAACTTGTAAAAGAGCAGACAGGCGTTGTGTGTACAAAATCAGAGTATGAATTAGAAAAAGAGGATAAACATGAAATTTAACCCAATAGACTCTAAAGTGGTCTTAAAACAAATCGAGATAACAGGTACCACTTCAGGTGGCGTAATCATTCCTGATACAACAAAAGAAGGTACTGAACAGGCAGAAGTGGTTGCTGTAGGACCAGGCCGTCAATTAGAAAATGGCGATCGAGCAAAAATGCAAGTAAAAGTAGGCGACATAGTATCATTACCAAAATCAGGTTTTCATAGAGTAGATGCTGATGGTGAAGAATATTATGTAATTAGAGAAATAGATATAATAACAATTTTGGAGAAAGAATAAGATGGCTAAAAAATTAGATTTTGGTTCAGATGCACGAGGTGGCATGCTGAATGGAGTAAACAAGCTTGCTGATGCAGTAGCTGCAACACTAGGACCTAAAGGTAGAAATGTTGTATTTGAAAAATATGGCGAATTTGTTTCAACAAAAGATGGTGTTACGGTAGCAAAAGAAATAGAACTAGACGACCCATTAGAAAACGCAGGCGCACAAATCGTTAAAGACGTTGCTAGCAAAGTTAATGACGAAGCTGGTGATGGAACAACTACAGCAACAATTCTTGCTAACGCAATTCTAAAAGAAGGTTATAAAAGAATTGGAAATGGCTCACATAATATAGAGCTTAAAAGAGGTATAGATAAAGCTGTAAAACTAATTGTAAAGAAGCTTAGTGAAAACGCAAAAGATGTCTCCGATAACAAGGAAATCCTACAGGTAGGAACGATATCTGCAAACAACGACATTAAAATCGGCCAATTGATTGCGAATGCAATGGAAGAGATAGGAACTGAAGGTGTAATTACAGTAGAAGAATCAAATACAGCTCAAGACGAATTAGAGATTGTAGAAGGTATGCAGCTAGGTCAAGGTTATCTATCACCTTATTTTATAAACGACCAGCAGAATCAGCAGATTGCTATGAAAGACCCATACATTTTAATATATGAGGCTAGACTTAACAATCTTAAAAACCTTGTAAAATGTTTAGAATATTGTATTGCTCAAGATAGGTCTTTGTTTATTATAGCAGAAGACATTGAAGGCGAAGCTTTAGCTGGTCTTATTGTTAACAATGCTAGAGGTACTTTAAAATGTGCGTGTATAAAATCACCTGGTTATGGTGACTCTAAAATTGATATGCTAGAAGATATCGCATCGCTAACTGGAGCTACGGTTGTTTCACCTAAAAAAGGTTTGAAAATGGAAAACTTTGACTCATCTTGGTTGGGTACAACAAAAACACTTACTTGCGATAAGAAATATACTACAATTGTAGATGGCGCAGGTACTGAGGAAGACATTTCTTCTAGAATAGAAAAGCTTAAATCTATGATAGAAACATCATCATCAAACTATGATACAGAAAAACTTCAAGAAAGATTAGGTAAGCTTTCAGGCGGTGTTGCTCTTATAAAAATTGGTGCGGAATCAGAAATTGAAATGAAAGAAAAGAAAGATAGAGTCGATGATGCATTAGCTGCAACACGAGCTGCAGTAGATGAAGGTGTACTACCAGGAGGTGGTGTAGCTTTACGTTCTATTGTAGAGCAAATCGATATTAACAGCGACTTTGAATTTGATAACGAAGACCAGAAATCAGGATGCGAAATTGTAATGGAAGCTTGCAAGGCTCCATTCAATAAAATAATGGAAAATGCAGGGTTAAATCCAGAAGTAATCTGGAATAAATTAGATGACTCAAATGGCTTTGATGCAAGAAATGAAGAAGTTGTAGACATGTTCGAAGTAGGAATCATAGACCCTGCAAAAGTAACAAGAGTTGCTTTGGAAAAAGCTGCTTCAGTTGCAGGTACAATGTTAATCACTGAATGTGTACTAACAGACTTGCCGTCAAAAGATGGCGACAAAAAAGATAATAACTTTACAGGAATGGGGATGATGTAATGTCAAAAACAATAAACTTAAATCCAAATCAAGGTCAGCAGGCCCAGCAACAGCTAAATATAAATCCTAATGATTTAGAAGACATGCTATGCGAAAAATGTGAATGCCAAACATTTGCACCAGCATTTTTATTTAAAAAGCTTTCAGCTGTAATGTCACCATCAGGAAAAGATACTCTTATACCTTTACAGATATATAAGTGTACAGACTGTGGTCATATAAACGAAGGATTTTTACCTAAGGACCAGCCAAATGGCTAAGGATGATATTATAAAACATCCTAAACATTACACTCAAGGAATCGAGATGTGGGATTATGCTTATTCTCACAAGCTCGACTTCTTCGAAGGTAATATAATAAAGTACGTAACAAGATGGCAGCACAAAAATGGTATTGAAGACCTACTGAAAGCAAAGCAATATCTTGACAAACTTATTAAAAATAATCGCTAAAAAATTTTTTTATCTCGGTTATTTTGCGTATATTAGATATATAAATAAATCATTATGAACATCAAGACACCAAAAGACTTGGCAATAGCCGCAAGAAAACAAGGTAAGACTACCATTTCTTATAGTCAAATCAACATGTACAAAAACTGCCCACTACAATGGAAGTTAACATACGTAGACAGAATAAGAGACTTCGAACCTAGTATGTTTTTGGTTTTTGGTACTGCAATGCACGAGGTTCTTCAAACATATTTAGACACAATGTATAAGGATTCTATTGTAAATGCTAATAAGCTTGACCTGCACAAACAGCTATCAGACACAATGAAGCTAGAATACAAAAAAGCAGTCGATGAACAGGACGGTAAACACTTTTCATTTTCAGAAGAAATCAATGACTTTTATAACGATGGTGTAGAAATTATCGAAGAATTCAAAAGGCGTAGAGGTGCTTATTTTTCTAAAAAAAATACAGAGTTATTAGGTGTAGAAATACCTATACTGTGTCCTGTAGATGGTTCAGATAAAATAATGGTTATGGGTTTTGTCGACCTTGTAATGAAAGAAGGTGACAGGATAAAGATTGTAGATATAAAAACATCTATGTTTGGCTGGAAAGCAAAGAAGAAAAAAGGCGAAGGTGACCAGCTTCGTATATACAAAAAGTATTTTGCAAAACAATACGGTGTAGACGAATCAGACATAGACATAGAATACTTTATTGTCAAGCGTAAGTTATATGAAAACCTAGACTTCCCACAAAAACGTATACAGCAATATAGACCACCAGCTGGTAAGCCTTCTATGAATAAAACAGATAAGATACTTAAGGAATTTGTAGAAAAAGCATTTGTAAACGGCAAGCGAAATCCGGATGGCGAATACCCTGCACTAAAATCTGGCTGTACATATTGTCCTTTCAAAAAACGACATGACTTATGTAATCCTAAACAAAGGTTGGCTGTATGAAAATAGGGGTAATAGGAAGTAGAGAATATCAAAATTTTAGAAAAATAAAAGATACTATATTTTCTTTAAAAGGTAGATTTGACGATATAACAATAGTTTCCGGTGGCTGTAGAGATGGTGCAGATAAATTTGCAAAGAAATATGCAATAGAATTAAACTGCAAATATATCGAATTTAATCCAGCTCATACTCCAAAAAATTTATATTCAGCATTGCACGAAAATTATTATGGTAAGAAATACCAACCAAAAAATTTCTTTCATAGAAACAAGATGATAGCAAATTATGTAGACTACTTAATAGCATTTATACCAGAAGGTGCAAAGTCTAGTGGTAGTGAAAATACAATAAAAGAGGCAAAAAAATTAAAAAAAAGTGTTGTGATTATCTCATAAAACATATATAGGTATATATTTATATATGCATTCAAGGAGATTAGTTATGAAACAAAAATTAACATCAGTTAAAGTAGACATAGAATCATGGGATAGTTTTAGAAAACTTTCTATAGATGAGAAAATTACATTTAGAGAATTAGTACAAATATCTCTTATGGAGTTTATTAACAACAAAGGTTATAGAAACACAATAAAAGAAAAGGTTATAAACAATGGCAAAAAAGAAGATACTATTATTAGGAGATGACATGAGGCTACATTCCGGTGTAGGTACAATGTCAAGAGAAATTGTAATGGGAACATTGCACAAATATGATTGGGTACAAATTGGTGGTGCTATCAAACACCCTGACGAAGGAAAAGGATTTGTAGACTTATCACAAGCACCTGAAACAATTCAAGAGTCAGGCGGCGTAACTGATGGTTATATAAAGATACTACCATTTTCTGGATATGGTAATCCAGATGTATTAAGAGATGTTATATCTTTAGAAAAACCAGACGCTATCATGCACTTTACAGACCCTAGGTTCTGGGGATGGCTATATGATATGTGTCATGAATTAAGAGAGCATACGCCAATAGCATACTATAATATATGGGATGACCTTCCATTCCCTCATTGGAATGAACCTTTCTACGAATCATGCGACTTGCTTATGGGTATATCTAAACAGACATACAATATAAACAAGCATGTGTGCCAAAGAAAACCAAGAGTAGAAGGGCAAGATTTACACTATGTGCAGCATGGAATTGATGACAAGAAATACTTCCCTTTAGATGATATGTCACCTGAGCTTATTGGAACATCAACAAATCTGTTTGGAGACGTTGAACCTGAATTCGTTGCTTTTTATAACAGTAGAAATATTAGAAGAAAAGGCTGTTCTGATTTAATACAGGCATTTGGCCAGTTTTCTTCTAAGCTTAGTGAAGAAGATAGAAGCAAGGCGTTTTTAATAATGCACACTGATGTTGTAGATGAACACGGTACTCATCTTCAAGAAGTGGCAAATAGATTATACCCTAAAATGAATTTAATATTTAGTACTTCTAAATTACCACACACTCAGCTAAACGTGTTATATAATATAGCAGATGTCACTTGTAATCCATCTTCAGCAGAAGGTTTTGGATTATCTCATATGGAATCTCTTATGTCTGGAACACCTACTATAGCAACCGTACTTGGTGGTCTGCAGGACCAGATGGGCTTTAAGGTTGACGGCGAAGAGCTGTCTGTAAAACACTTTACAGAAGATAAGCCTAGTAACAGTACAGGTTTAATATCTAAAGATTATGGAAAGTGGACATACCCTCTTTGGCCAAATCAAAGTATTCAGGGTTCGCCGGTGACACCATATATATATGATAGCAGACCTACAATATGCGATATTGAAAAAGGACTAAAATACTGGTATGATATGGAGAAAGAAAAAAGAGAATTATGCGGAAAAGAAGGTAGAGCTTGGGCAATAGAAAACGGATTCAATAGAGAAGGTATGTGTAACGCTGTTATAAATTCTTTCGAAAGTCTATTCAACACATGGAAGCCGCTAAAAAGATTTAAACTAATAGATATGAACGAAGAAGAACCTACTTATCCAACAGGAGTATTATCATAATGAATAACAAACCAAAAATAGTAATTAGCTGTCCTGCATCAAGCAGAAGTGGTTACGGAAATCACTCAAGAGACTTAATAAGAAGTTTAATTGATTTGAATAAATTTGACATAAATATTATTGACCAGAGATGGGGAAACTGTCCTAGAACAGAGCTGAATAGAGAAGAGAATTCTGATTTGGCAAAGCTTGCATTACAAGGCGACATGAAAGAACAACCTGATATTTGGATTCAAGTAACAGTTCCAAATGAGTTTCAGCCTGTAGGTAAATACAATATTGGAATAACTGCAGGAATTGAAACTGACAGGGTTTCACCTACATGGATAGAAGGAATGAATAGAATGGACATGAACATCGTACCTTCACAGCATTCAGCTAGAGGGTTTACATGTACATATGACAAAATGGACTCAAGAACAAAACAAGCAGTTGAAACATTAAGTTCAGTGAAGCCATTAGAAGTGTTGTTCGAAGGAGTTGACACTAATGTATATAATAAAACAAGTGATATTGAAAAAACTGTTTCTGAAACTATGAGCGGTATAAAAGAAGACTTCTGCTTCCTTCTATGTGGACATTGGATGAACGGTGACTTTCTACACGATAGAAAAGATATAGGTGGTACAATACACACATTCTTAAGTACTTTTTCACCACTTGCAGAAAGAAACCAACCTGCTTTGGTAATAAAGACAGGAATAGCTTTTTCTGTACCTGAAGAAGTTCAGTTAAAAAGCAAGATAAATAATATCAAATCTGGCTTTAAATCTGAAGGCAAAAAACTTCCTAGTATTTATATTGTTTGGGGAGACTTAGCAGATAATGAAATGAATTCTTTATACAATCACCCTAAGATTAAAGCGATGCTTAGCTTTACGCATGGTGAAGGATATGGCAGACCTCTTGCTGAATTTTCAATCACAGGAAAACCAACTATAGCACCTGGGTGGTCAGGTCATGTTGACTTTTTAAATGAATATGGTATACTACTTCAAGGCGAGATGAAGCAAATACACAAGTCAGTTGAATGGGAAAATGTTATCATGAAGGATTCACAATGGTTTTATGTAAACTATGGATTTGCTTCAAGCATCCTTAAGGACTTGCATAAAAATTATAAAAAATACTTAGAAAAATCTAGAAAACAAACAAAACACATGAAAGATAATTTTTCACTTAATACCATGACTGTTAAATTTGGTGAGATACTTGAAAAATACTTACCAAGCTTTGATGTTGAAATACCTAAATTAGAGGAGTTACAGACTTATGAATAAAGAAAATTGGGGCAAAAGCCCGATAACAGGAAAAAATATGGTCCTTCAAGAATTTGATGAAAAAAATGGAGCATCTAAAATGGATTTAAGTACAGGATATTATACTAATGAATATCCTTTAAATTATAAAAAGCATCCAGATTTTGATATGAAAAAATTTGAAGAAGGGATGCCAGATTTATTAAAAGACTTAAGGTACGATGATGGAGAATCATATTGGTACCCAGCAACAATAGAAACAGCAACAGCAATGGTTTTCCCTGTAGGTAAAGTTCAAGCTGTAAAGGATGGAGAAAGCGTAGGTGACGAACTAATAAAATGGTGTTACGCACCAATACAGCCACTTACAGTTGAAGAAAAGTCTAGACTTGTAACTGACACTTATGAATCTAAAGTAAACATGGAAGAAGCTGAATACTTTATAAGTTATTTAGAAGCTTGTAAAAAAGTTAAAGGCTTTGCTTTAGGCGATATATAATGAAAAGACCTTCTACAAATTATTATAACATGCACTTGATGAAAATGCAATCAAGGTTAATTATACCAAAAAATGATTTGCAAAAAGGGATGGTAGTCTCTAATCTTTATGAAAATAGACAAGGTGAGAAAAAGCAATATATGTTCTTGATACTAAATCCAGGATTTAGAAATATGGTTCATGTACTCAATCTAAATGAGATTAGTACTATTGTATTCAATAATGTTGCAAGAGATACTGGTATTCGTATGATACCAAAATACAAAAGAAGAGCTTTGGATATACCTAAGCTTATAATGGAAGAGTCTTCGAACAGATTTTATATTAGAACACTGAAACAAGACTTAGCCAGGTTTTATAATAATAGTTACAGAACATTGTTTTTACAGAAAATGGGCTTATTACAGCTTATAGACTATCAGTTCGATGATGACGTTTTAATGAGTAAATAGATATGAAGAATTTAATATACATTTCAGACTTCTTTGAAGCTGAGGTACTAGGAGGGGCTGAAATTTCCGATGGAGTTTTAATCGATTATTTGGCTAAAGAAGGACATAATATAAAAACTGTCAAAAGTGAAAAGTTTGACCCGACCATACATAAGGCTGATACTTTTATCATTTCTAACTTTGTTGGTTTATCAGGGGTAAATAAGAACTGGTTCTTTTCATCAGGGGTAAATTATATTATTATTGAACGCGACCAAAAATATGTTAGGTCTAGAAACACTGCAATGTATAAAGATTTTGCTGCACCAGAGTCTGAAGTTGTTAACCAAACATTTTATCGAGGTGCTCAAAAGGTTTTCTGTCTAACAAATCACTCTGCAGATTTATTACTAAAACATATTGACTTAACAAACGTCGAATCTCTTGGCTGTACGCAATTTTCACAAGAGCAGTTTGACTATATAAGAAAAATGTATAAAGAATCTAAAAATGGCAAGTGGTGTGTTGTACCAGGTAAAAGAAGTAATAAAGGAATACAGCTTTGTGAAATACAAAAAATAGATTATGACTATCTTAAAAACTGTCAATGGAAAGAGTTAATGGAGACGATGTCAGAATACGAAGGTTTGGTATTTTTCTCACACGCAGTAGAAACATGCTGCAGGCTAGTTGTAGAAGCTAGAATGCTAGGTCTGAAAGTAAAGACAGATAATAGAGTTGGATGTACATATGAAGATTGGTTTGACAAATACAAAGGAATTGAGCTTATAGACTTTTTAGAGAAAAAAGTTCATTCATCACTTGAAATTATTGAAGGCCAGATATGAGAATATTATTTGTAGGAGTTTTTACTGAAGGCTCAACAAATAATTCTCAAAGAGATTGTTTAAGAAATCTTGGGCATGACGTAGAAGAATTCCCATACAGATCTATAAGCAACTTCAATATTGTTTTACAAGAAAAAACAGGGTATGATATTGTACTTATAGCTAAAGGAAATGGAACAAGTAAATATACAATGGGCAAGCTAAAACACAATAATAAAAAAATTGTATATTGGTTTCCAGACCCTGCAACAACATTTACTATGGAAATGGCAGAAAAAGCAATGCTAAGCGACATAGCATTTTTTGACAAAAAGAGTTCTCTTGAAAAAGCAAAGCTAGGCAGGTATATTTGTGAAGGATACGATGAATCTGTTGATTTTGTGCAAAATGTAAAAAAAGAATACGATATTTCATTTATTGGTAATGTGTATGGTAATAGAAGCACTGTGTTAGGACGCTTAAATGACGTTAAGATAATTTCATCAGCCTATGGTTTGCAGCATTCAATAGAGGTAGGAAAATCAAGGATAAATCTGAATATATGTACAGATAGTTGTGCATCCGATAGAGTATATAAAATACTTGCAGCAGGAGGGTTTCTGCTGACAGACGAATGGTATGGTAGAGAATTAACTGGCCTTGTAGATGGAGAGGACTTGGTTGTATATAAAGATATTTCAGACTTGCAAGAAAAGATTATTTATTATCTTAATAATGAAGATTTAAGAAATAAAATATCTAAAAGCGGTATGAAAAATGTAAAAAAATTAACAAGAATGAAGTGGGCAAATGAAGTTACCAATAATAGATATTAGGCACGAGCGAATAATAAAAGAGGCTATAGAATTAGAACCTAAAACAATACTCAATGTTGGTTCAGGACATTGCAAGCCTGATGCTCATCTAAATCATTTAGGCTTTAAGGTTTATTCAACAGATTATTTTGGATTTGACGACAATAAAAAATTCATAAAAGAAATGGAGAGTTTTAAAGACATAATAGATTATTACAATTCGGATATATTCGACTTATCAACATTTCCAATTAAATCGGCTGATGTTGTTATATGCTCTGAAACTTTAGAACATTTGGTAGAATATAAAAAAGCTTTTGATAATTTAATGCTATTAACAAACAAAAGATTGATAATAACAGTGCCCTGGAAACATTCTTATGATGAACCATCACCACCACCTATGGGACACGCTAATTGGTGGGATGATACAGAAGTTCCTGGCAAGTATACAGATATAAATGAATTCAGAAACTTTACAAATCACAAAACTAAAATAGTGAAAATTCTGACAAAAGAACGAGATATTCAGATGGGTCAGGCTGACTATTTAATAATTATAGATAAAATATGAAAAAGAATTTAATATTATACCCCCACGGTTTAGGTGATTGCGTATTACTTACACCTGCATTAAGAGAATATAAAAAACAAACAGGTAATCATATATCAGTAGTTACACTTGAAAGGTTTAAGTCTGCAAAGTTTTTTGATAATAATCCTGACGTGGACAAAATATATTATTGTAAAGATGCTTGGCATGACTTTGACAATTCTAATATTGGCTTTCAATCACTACAAAAACAGTGGAAACAGTTTGCAATAGAAAACGGATATAATTTTATGTGTATGCCAATGCACTCTATAAATGAAAGCAAGATATTGCTAAATTCAAAGTATCTAAATATAGATTTGAAAAATCCACTTACAGAAATACACACAAATCATGAAGACGTAATACAGGCAGAAAATATAATTAAAGATATTGTAGGCTACAACGATTTTGGTTTTATACAGACAAACACTGGTGTACCTTCAAAAGACTTGCCTATATATTTTGGTAGAAAATGGCTAGATAAAAATAAAAATATCAAGCACTTTATTGAAATAGGAGTTGAAATAGATTATTTGGAATATAATATAAATGTTCAATTTGAGATAATGAGACGTGCAAAGGCTGTGTGTATACCTGACTCGGTTTTTTATCACGCGTGTCATGCAATAGATAAAGATGTAGATTTTGTATATTTTGGAAGAGGTAGAGATATTTGGGAAAGAGTAAAACCCTTACACAGCGTAAATGAAAATGTTGTATATGATTTGGAGAGTATATAATGAAAGTATTACTAACAGGACATAAAGGATTTGTAGGTTCTAATTTATTAAAAAAATTAAAACAGTTAGGGCACTATGCTTATTGTCTAGAAAGAGATGGAAACTTTGAAGAGTATAATCTAGAATCTATAATAAAACAATGCGACGTGATATTTCATGTAGGTGCAATATCTGATACAACATTACAGGATGCCAATGAAATGCTTTACTATAATTACACATTGAGTAAAAGAATATTTGATTTGGCAAGAAAATATAATGTCAAGGTTGTATATTCAAGTTCAGCTGCAAATTATGGCGATGGCGATGGTATACCTAACAATATTTATGGTTGGTCAAAACTACTTGCAGAAGACTATGGATTGAAAGCATGTGAAAGATTTGTTGCGTTAAGGTATTTTAACGTATATGGGCCAGGTGAAGAACACAAAGGCAAAATGGCATCAGTTGCATATCAAGCTTGGAAAGCAGGAGAGTTCAAATTATTCCCAGGTGATATAAAAAGAGACTTTGTATATATTGAAGACATAATAGATGCTAATATGCACGCTGCAACTCTTGAAAGAGGCTTGTTCGATGTGGGCTCAGGAAATGCAGAAACATTTGAAAGTCTTGTCGGAGGCATAGGTGTAGATTATGAATACCACACACCAGATAAGATACCTGGATGGTACCAATACTTTACACAAGCTGATAGAGAAAAGTTTATGCCAGGCTGGGAACCAAAAAACAATGTGCAGTTAGGAACAAAAAAGTACCGAAATTATTTACTTAATTCATAAAAATTTGTTATATTAAAGATATGAAAACATTATTTGCAGGACCTTGGGTTGGAGAGTTTGGATGGGAATTATTTTGCTGGCAAGGAGTTTTAAGACGATATGCTGAAGTCAAGAAGTTCGATAAAGTTATTATATCAGGTAGAGGTATTAACAAATTCTTGTATGAAGATTTTTGTGATGAATATATTCCTTATGAGCCTAGTGATTATCAACCTGATTCATATTTTAATAGAACGCCAATAACAGAATATCCTAAACCTGAAAAAGGCAGTGAATATATTCCACCAAATCATTGTGTCACTCACTATACTCCAACACAGGGAGAGCCTATTTGGAGGCCTAAATTAGAGCAGAGCTTTATAAAATATGGCAAAAATAAATACGAAAATTATATTCTTATACATGCAAGAAATACAAACAAGGCAGGTACTCAAGTACGAAATTGGGATACTATTAAGTTCGATGAGATAGTAAAAAGTTTTAGCGGTTATAAATTTGCTAGTATAGGTCTTAAATCTGCAGCACACCATATAAAAGACACAGAGGACTTAAGAGGCATAGAGTTAAAAGAATTATGTGATTATATGGCTAGTTCTAAACTAATAATAGGGCCATCTTCAGGACCAATGCATTTGGCATCTTTATGTGGTTTAAATCAAGTTGCTTGGGGTGAGGTAAAAAATATCAACAGATACAGTACGGACTGGAACCCTCACAATACTGACGTAGAATATATTGTAGATAATAACTGGAATCCATCTGCTAAGGATGTAATACAGAAAATGGAAATTTTATTATGATAGTAAAACCTAAAACAGTAGACAAGGCTTGGGGACAAGAAATCTGGATTCATAACGATGAAGAATATTGCGGAAAGCTTTTAAGATTCAATAAAAAAGGAAATAAATTTTCAATGCACTATCACATAATCAAGAAAGAATCTTGGTATGTAGGAAGAGGAAGTTTTGAATATAAATGGATTAACACAGAGACTGCAGAAGAACATTCTACAATTATAGAAATTGGTACGTGTATTACAATAGAAAGAGGCCAGCCTCACCAGCTTGTTGCATTGGAGGATAATTCAGAAATATTTGAAGTCTCAACTCAACATTTTGACCTTGATAGTTATAGAATTAAAAAAGGAGATAGTCAATGAGAGTTTTAGTTATAGGTGATAGTTGTATTGATAAATTTGTTTATTGCGATATAAGCAGACTCTGTCCTGAAGCGCCAGTACCAGTACTTAATCCTGTTAATAAAACAGAAAATCCTGGAATGGCAGGAAATGTAGTTGCAAATTTAGAATCATTAGGTGCAGAAGTTGATTTGATAACTAATGATGATTTTATTAAAAAGACCAGATATGTAGATGATAAATCTGGCCAGATGATTATGAGATTAGATGAAAACGACACCTGCATGCCGATTGACTTTAATAAAGAATGGCAAAAATGTATAGACTCAGATTTTGATTTAGGTTATGATGCAATAGTAATATCAGACTATAATAAAGGTTTTCTTACAATTCATGATATAGCTCATATAGGTAAAACAGCAAAGTGTCCTACGTTTTTAGATACAAAGAAGAAATTAGGTGATTGGTGTAAAAATATAGATTTTATTAAAATAAATAATCCTGAGTGGAATAACAACAAAGATTATACTTATGATAATATTATAGTAACAGATGGTTCAGAAGGTGCATTGTATAAAAACAATATTTTTAAAGTAAAAAATAAAGTTAAGGTATCAGATGTATCAGGTGCAGGAGATACATTCATGGCAGGTTTGGTTTACAAATATATAGATTCTGGTAATATAATTGAAGAAGCTATTGACTTTGCAAACTCATGCGCAAGTAAAGTTGTACAAGAAAGAGGTGTAACTACGACATGATAATCTGGACAAAAGGATATTCAACAACGGAGACATTAAATGGAATATAAAACAAAGGTAGCAATAATAGGTTTTGGTGAGATAGGTTCCTCATTAGCAAAGGTATACCAAGAAAGAGGCCATGTACCTATGATTAGAGACTTGAACTTCAATACAATACACGGAGACATAGATATTTTAGATATATGTCTGCCTTATGGCGAAAACTTTATAAGTACAGTCAATAGTTATATCGACCTGTATTTACCAAAATTAACAATAATACATTCAACTGTACCTGTTGGTACTACAAAAGAAATATCTCGACCTTGTGTACATTCACCTGTAAGAGGTATACATCCTAATCTAAAAGAAGGCATAGAAAAATTTGTTAAGTTTATAGGATATAACAATCCAGTTGATTTAGCTTTGGCAAAGGAGCATTATGAAGATTTAAAAATAACATTTTATCCTGTTGAAAACTCAGATGCTACAGAGTTAGCAAAGTTAACAAGTACAACATACTATGGCTTGTGTATAGCTTGGCATGGTGAAATGAAAAAGATGTGCGATAAACATGGTATAGATTTTGATGTCATTAACAAATGGACGCTCTCATATAATATAGGTTATATGGGGCTTGATATGCAGAACGTTGTAAGACCTAATTTATATCCACCAGAAGACGGAATAGGAGGTCACTGTGTAATACCTAATGTAGAATTACTTATGGAACAGTTTGAAAGTAAAGCACTGGATTTAATTATGGAGTATAAAAAATGACATATTTTATAATGATGCCAGGTGATACAGAGAAAGAAGTTTATTTCGATTCTAATCTTTTAGGTGAAAATACAGGATTTGGAGTATTCTGGGCAGGTTCTGGATTAAAAGTTTTAATGTCGATTGTGGACAAAACACCTGAGGTATTACCAGATATAAAAATAAAAACCGAAAAAGGAAAGACATTGACAGTGGAAGAATTTTTAACTGAAATAAAAAAACTTAAAGTAAGAGTAAACTAATGAAAGATTTAGAAAATAGAATCAAGTATCTAAAGCAAGAACTAGCAGCAAGAGACAGACAGGACGGCTGGGTTGTCGAGGGTCTTAGAAAAGAACTTGAACGACTATTGAAAAAAGCTGTAAAAATCAAATAAATATATATTTATATACGAACTAAAAACAAGGAAGATAGATATTTTGGGTAAAAAAGAAAAATATGGAAGTTATATATGCAAAGTAGGTTATTTTGATATAAGACAAAAAATCGAAATGCCTAGAAGTAGAAAGCTACAGAATGGAGATATACAAACAATTCCAGGAAAAGTTGAAGTGTTTGTATATCACTCAAAAAATAAAGTAGGTGGTCCTTTTAAGTCCCATGAGCAGGCAATAATCAGTGCTCAAGAATTGATGGGTGAAGGATATAAGTTCGACAAATTCAGAAGAAAATAAATGAAAGTTATAATAGGCAAAAAGGCAACAGTCGTAAAGGATATACAGACACCATCTGGTATGCTTTATAAAGGCTCTACGGTTTTGGTACGAGATAAAGTGTGCACATGTAAGACTTCTAAAAACATAGCTGTTGAACAATCAGGAAGGCGATATTGGGTCGAAAATGATGACATTTTAATAAAATAGTTTGATATTTATATCATAATAGAACAACTAATTAAATAGGAGAAGCTCCTTATGGGTAAAATTCATATTCAGAAAATAGTTCGCGAGGAGCTATCACATTTAACAGAAGAACAAAAACGAAAAATATTACACGACTTAGATGAATCGAAAGTCACACCAGCAAAAGTTTCAAAGGCATTTACAAAGGTAGCTGAAATTTCAAAGTTGATGATAACCAACCTTGAAAAATATAAATCAGCAAAGTCAAGTGGCGATGAAAACGCAATTGCAAAACACACTAAGATTGCTGGCGACCTCACAAAAAAGAAGAAAGCTGCAGAGTCTGAAGCAAACAGTTTAATTGCTCAATTAGACAGAGACGTAGAGCTTTCACTTGAAGGCATAAAAGAAATAGTTTCAGAAGAATACGATAAATTAACTGAAATTAGTAAAGAAGAGAAAGCTGCACAATTTAAGCTAAAACTTTTCTTGAAAAAAGGTCTAAGACTATCTGTTAAAGATGGTGAAGATAAGTTGTATGATTATGCAGAGGAGCTTGACAGATTAGCAGATGATGAATATAATGAAGTAGTTGACCCACTATATGCAGCACTTGAACTTGTACAAGATGCAGGTGTTCCTGGTGTAAATGATGTTGAAGATGATAAAGAATATCGCATGTATATTAAATCAGCTGATAAACATATGAAGACATTTATAAAAAATGCTAAGAAAACAATCAGTAGATTGAAAGAAGGTAAATTAAACGAAGATAATAAACTTGCAAAGATAGTTGATAAAAATCTTAAACAGGGAATGAAAAACGCTAAATTTATAAAATTGATTGGTAAACAGCCTATATTTACAGCAATAGATAAGAATAATAAGAAAGTAGACATTACCTTAACTAAAAAAGGAAATATACAAAAATATGCAGATTTTAAGAAATGGGGAGCTGACCTCGGCCAGGTGTATGGAAACATTAAAGGCGATGTCAAAAAACTAAATAAATTTGAAAAAAGACCTTATTATGAATCTGTTGATGATTTTATTATTGAAGGCAAATTAACTGAAAGTATGATTGGTATACAAACCAAAGCAAACTTTAAACCTTTACAGCTTAAAGGCGCATTGGAACGAGCTGGAATCAAAGGTTTTCAGATGAATAGATTATCTGTGACACTAACAGCATTAAAATTGGACAAGAAATACTACAAGGAAGCTATGAAGATTATAGATGCTTTAAGACTTAAAGTCATGATGGCTAAGGAATCAGTAAATGAAGTTAGAGTTAAAAAAGGTGATGCTATCAAAATGAAAGACGGAGAAATTGGTGTAGTCAATAAAGTTAAAGGTAGAGTAGCATATATAAAACTTGACTCAATGCCTGGAAGTTTTCACCCTATTGAAGCTGCAGAAATTACATATAAAGGTAAACACAAAGGGAAGGATTTATATAATGAAGCTTCATCTATTTGGAAAGCATTAGATGCAAAATGGAAATTGTATGACGAATCAATGGATATAGAAAACGATCTAAGAAACATCACATTAACCATCAAGCAACTACATAAAAATATGGAACAAGAAGCTGAACCAGAAGGTGGTAAAGTAGCTGATAGATATGGTAGGGAAATTGAAAAATATGAAAAGATGTATAAAAAACGAAAAGCTGAATTTAAAAAGGTCAGCGCTAAAATAGATAAAATGGAGCAATACTAATGTCAAAAATTAAATTTAAGAAAATATTAGAAGAAGCTGCTTGGGACCACACCTCAGGTAAAGCTTTACCTACACTTGATGATGTACAAAAAGCTTATGAAGCTAAAAAACATTTACAAGAAGATGAAGAAGCTGAAAAGCTTAATGAATCACCTAATACGTGGAGAAGAATGGATGGTTTTGTAAACATAAAACTTATGAAGCAGATAGAAATAAATGCTGCAAAGATATCAGAAGAGTTTGCTGACGAAGGCTATGAAGCTTATGATATTAGAGGTTGGTTTGATAGAACATTATTCAACAATGTAATCAAGAAAACTAGATTCTAAAATGGATAAATACATTTACAGAGCAAAGCTGGAGAGAGTTGTAGATGGTGATACTATTGATGCTCTTATTGATGTTGGTTTCGACATATGGGTTAAAAAAAGGATTCGGTACATGGGTATCGATACTTGGGAATCTCGTACGAGAGATTTGGAAGAAAAGAAAAAAGGTCTTGCAGCTAAAGAACGCAATAAAGAATTACTTGAAAAGGTAAGTGGAAAACCTGGATATTTTAGATTAAAATCTCACGGTGTAGGAAAATACGGAAGAGTATTAGGAGAAATCTTTATACAGGATGCAGAAGGAAAACAGTACAATATAAACGAACAATTACAAATCGAGGGTCATGCATATAGATACTTCGGAGGTAAAAAGCAGATATTTAAGGGGTAAACTCATGGTAAATTGGATAAACGGATTTAAAGCAGGAAATAAAAAACAGAAATATAGTTTGACATTTAGACTAGGTACATTCACAGTATTAGAATTAAAAGCATGTTTGCTCTGTGATTCTAACTGCAGTAACAGAAAATTTAGATTTATGGTATTGAATGTAGGGTTTGAGATATGAAAAAGTTATTAGTATTATTAGCATTAGTACCAACATTATTATTTAGTCAAGGAAGCTGGATTCATATCCAATTGATGACTGATAATTATCCGTCTGAGACAAGTTGGGATATTA